TTCAAGATCTTAGATGAAGAGATACAACCTTTTTCCCTCGCTATCTCTAAGATGCACGGCAACAAGTGCTCCTGTACATTAAAATGTGAGCTTAAGAATATGAAGCACTTTATGAACATTTTATATGACAATTGCATCAAAGAAACAGCAAAATAAAGCGTGTGAAGGATGTAAGTACACAAAGAATTGTGTAAATGGCCTTTTCTGCACGAAACTAAAAATTTACGTTGAATATAAAAACAAAAAAGTATGTACACTGTTAAACAATTCGAAATAGCTAAGCCTGCAAATGTTGTTTATTCAAATTTTAGACTTAAAGATCATAATGTGCTTTACGCTTTAGGATATACGTTCAAGGGTGGAAAAGTAGGAAAGAACTCCATTTTTTGGAATGATAAAGGTGAAGCTTTTAGTCGCGACATGACAATGAAATTTCAATCTATTAAGCTGAAATCCTTAAACAAGGAGACTAAATCGCTGCAACTTTATAGAATAGGAGGCTTCTTATATATGCGTGACGAGAAGTTTGATTTGATTTTTTAAGTATTGGTTGAAAGAGTAATTTTGCACTTATAATATTTTTACTATGATAAGTAAACTAACAATCGATAGAGTATTTAATCGAGTCAACATCGTTGATGTCGTGTCTGACTATGTTGATTTGAAAAAGTCTGGCGTTAACTACAAGGGGTTGTGTCCTTTTCATCATGACCACACCCCCAGCTTCGTTGTATCTCCTTCTAAGGGTATTGCACATTGCTTCGTTTGCGGAGGTGGTGGTAATGCTGTAAAGTTCGTGATGCAAAAGGAGGGTTATACTTTTCCGGAGGCGATTTGCAAACTTGCAAAGAAATATAATATTGAAGTAGAAGAAGACACAGAAAAGAGGTCAGATGAAGAACTGCGCACATTACAAAAGCGCGAATCGATGTTTATCATCTACGAGGCTGTTACACAATTCTATCGTGAGCAAATCAAGAAAGATACCGCACAGGCTAAGGCTGCACGTGAGTATGTTGAGCGTCGTTGGAATTCTCGGGTTGTTGTTGATGATAAAAAGAAGAAAAAGACCTTTGACGATGAAGATAGAGACTTTTCTGAAATCAAACAAATAGGATATGCACCTGACACCTGGGATGCACTTGTAAATTTTGCACGTGCTAAAGGCTATGACCTCAAGCTGATGGAGGAAGCTGGCTTGATTAAAGTTTCCTCAAAAGGCAATCTTATCGACTTCTATCGTAATAGGATCATGATACCTATTACTGACAAATATGGACGTGTCATCGCCTTTACTGCTCGTACAATGCAGGATGATGCTGATACTGCAAAGTATATCAATAACAAAGACTCTTTCATGTATTCAAAAGGGTCTACGCTGTTCGGACTTGACATTGCTCGTAACGAAGCTATTCAACAAAATAAGGTGTATTGCGTCGAGGGGGCACCTGATGCGATGAAATTGCAATCTCTACGTATAGAAAATACTGTTGCAGCCCTCGGCACAGCTTGGACAAAAGCTCACTTTCAAGCACTTCGCAGGCTGTTTGGCAAGAGTAATTCTAATGCTACTATTTGCTGGATTCCTGACTCAGATCAGAAAGCAGGGCAATGTTTAGGGCCTGGCTTCCTGGCCGTCATGAAAAACGGCAAGTTAGCCATGGAGGAGGGTTTCCGTGTTACGGTCAAGGAAATTCCTCAAGAGAAGGCTGGCATGAAAGCTGATGCTGATAGTTATATATCTTCTAAGGCTGTGCTTGATGATTTAGAAGAGCAAGATTTTCCAATTTGGTATGCAGAAAAGGTGCTTAAAAAGGATGACAATACTTCTGAAAGAACAGATAAAATAAAGGAGGTATGTGCTATTGTTATCCTTATAGCTGACGAATATACACAGAATGCTTTCATTGAGAAGTTAGCGAATAAATTTGGAGGTAAGAACCTTTGGCGCAGCGCACAAAAACAGGCTATTAAAGACCGTGAGCGTGCGAAGATTGAAGCTATCTCAAAACGTGGCGATGCTCTTGATATCCTGAAAAATTACGGCTTTTATCAGGAAAACAACTGCATATTTTCTAACAATGGGGTACAATGGAGCAATTTTATCATGAAACCACTTTTTCACATTAAAGACCCTTACAATTCAAAGCGTCTATATAAGCTTACGAATGTAAATAGAGAGGAGGTTCTTATCGAAATGAAAGAGGCTGAAATGTACTCCCTGCAGAATTTTCGTGAGCGTGTTGGCTCAATGGGCAACTTTAGGTGGAAGAGTGGGCCTGCTGAACTTAATGCGCTCGGTGACTTCCTCTATGATAATACGGAAACAGCAGAAGAAATCAAACAATTAGGTTGGAATAAAGCTGGGTTTTTTGTCTGGGGAAATGGCATCTTTAATGAGGGCAAATTCGTTGCTGTAGATGATTATGGCATCTGCAGGCTTGATAAGTATAATGAAGAGGGACAACTTGCTGGTACTGTGAATTACTACCTCCCTGCGATGTCAAAGATATATTCTGATAGAAAGGATATGTTCAAATTTGAACGGCTTTTCTCTAATCGCGAGAATCATTCAAGTGTGACACTACCTAACTACTGCAAAATGATGGCTGATGTGTTCGGTACTAATGCAAAGGTTGGTGTCATGTTCCTTTTTGCTACGCTCTTCAGAGATATTGTTGTGAGCTTTACAAAGAACTTTCCTATTTTGAACCTTTTTGGTCCCAAAGGCTCGGGTAAATCAGAGCTCGGACATACGTTGATGAGTTTCTTTATTGCAGATAATACTCCCCTAAATATTCAAAATGCGACGATAGCTGCTTTAGCTGATGCAATTGCTCAATGTAGTAATGCACTCGTGCACATTGATGAGTATAAGAATTGCATTGACCCTGTCAAAATTGAATTCTTAAAGGGTCTGTACGACGGCACTGGACGCAGCCGTATGAATATGGACCTCGACAAAAAACGTGAGATTACTTCTGTTGACTCTGCTGTCATCCTTTCAGGGCAGGAAATGCCTACTGTTGACGTTGCGTTGTTCAGTCGTACGATATACCTTACTTTCTCACAGACGGTCCATGATCGTGATGCAAAGGTGAAATTCAACGAACTGACGGCTATCCGCAAGATGGGCGTTAGCCATCTTACAAATGAAATTCTTTCGCATCGTACCGAGTTCGAGAACGCTTTTCATGATACTTACAAATTAGTTTGTGATGACCTTTCGCTCGGTATTCAAGGTAACGAAGTCGAAGACCGTATCTGGCGAGATTGGGCAGTATTGCTCACTTCTTATAAGTGTCTTCAATCTTGTATGTCGCTGCCTTGGACTTATGATGAAATGAAGAATATTACAATTGAAGGTATTCGTTTGCAGAACCAGGAATGCGCATCCTCGAACGAAATGGGTAACTTCTGGGATATATTCCAATATATGAGCCAAAGTGGCATGATCTATGACGAGGGCGATTACAAGATTAAATACCTTGATGCTATTTCTACGAATATCCTTGATAATCGCCTTTTCAATAAGAAAACAGCTATACTTCTTATTCGCCCTAAACGCATTATTCTGCAGTTCAAAAAGGCTGCTAAGATGACAGACTCAAAAGCTATGAATGAGCGCAGCATTAGATTCTATTTGCAGACTTCTCCGGGCTATTTAGGTAAGAAGAAAGGGTCAGAACGCTTTAAGCTCATCATTGACGGCGAAGTACAGAAGCAATATGGATGCGGCGAGAATGGAGGAAGTCGTGAACTTGTCCAGTTCGACAATCCTTTGTGTTTCGATTACGAACTTCTGAAGAGTAAATTTGACTTGAACTTAGAAACTTCGCTGTCAAATGGGGATAGTGACGAGGAAGATATGAATGAGGGAGCGTTGCCATTCCCTCCAGCTAACTGATAAGAAATAATTAAAATAAAAGTAATATGAATAGAGAAATCATTTTCAGAGGAAAGTCCATCGGTACAGGAAAATGGCTTTATGGATATTTGTTCAATTATGGACTAACGGCACCGAGTAATGTGCCTTGTATCAGCGTCTGTGTACCAAAATCATGGAAAGAGGCATACAATCTCTATACTATGCATCCTGATACTATCGGTCAGTACACCGGTCTCAAGGACAAGGCTGGCAAGAAAATCTTTGAGGGGGATATACTCGAATATATTGGAAAAAGAGAAGATAATATGAATAAAGTATATCGCCGAAAGGTTGTCTTTCATGAGGGAATGTTTGCCTTGCTATCGAAAGAATTGCAGGCATATTCTGCATTAAATTACCACTGTATGAAAGATGGCAGGTCCGCATGGCGCGTGATTGGTAATATCCATGATAACCCCAAACTAATCAAGTAAAGCGTATGAAGAAGATAATGTTTTCAGATAAGTACCTCCTGACAAAGGCTGTTCTTGACGGAACAAAGACAATGACACGGCGGATATTGAAAGAAGGAACGCCGCTTGGTAATTGGGAGGAAACGGCAAAGCACCTGCCTTATAAGGTTGGTGATATAGTTGCGATAGCGCAAAGCTACAATAGCATTGGCAAACCGCAATACGACAAGTTCGGGAAATGTGTTCCAGGAAATAGCAATAAGATGTTTACCCGTGCTGAACTACTTCCCCACCACATCAAGATTACAGATGTTAAGGTGGAACGCTTGCAGGATATTTCTGATGAGGATATACTAAAAGAGGGCGTTTATCAATTTGATGAATTATTCTACGTGTCCAAAGACATAGGTTATGCCCCTGAAGTAGCCTTTCCTACAGCACGTGAAGCATTTTGGTATCTCATCGACAGTATCAGCGGCAAAGGCACGTGGGAGAGTAACCCGTGGGTGGTAGCGTATAGTTTTGAATTAGTGGATTAAGGCATGGAAGAATTTTTTAAAAATCCAAAGATAGAAGTGAATACAAATAATGTGGCTAAACTTTTAAAAGAGCAGCTACGAGATGGTCATTCTATTTGTATTGTGCCACACCTATCGCCAACGCCCTACGCAAGTAAGAGGAAAAAGAAACGTAAAAAATAAATAGTATGAAAATAGACAAAGCAAAACAAGCAAGCAAGTTCTTATCAGAACTTGATAGATTGGAAGAAATTAAAAACCATATAAAAGAAGAAGATAGCAATTGGTGGTCATTTCTTACTCCCGATATAAAAAGCTGGAATAGGGACGGACTTATAATGCCTAAAATCCTGCGAGAGGAGTTTACAAAAGCAGTAGACAGAAGTATTGAACAAATAGAAAAACAAATAGAAGAATTATGAAAATAAAGAATGAAGCAGAACTACTATCAATGTTCTGTGACAAAAGTTATTCTAATCCTTTGCGTTCCAACCCGTTTTTCAATACGAAATGCAATGAGGTATGGAGCACAAATGGATATGCCCTTATCAGGGTTAAGCCCGAAATTCTTGTTGGAGAATATCCTAAAGGAATATTACAGATGCCAAAGTTAGAACATCCTTGCGAAAAGACAATCTTCGTCGACGAGTTAAGCAAAGCATTGGAAGCACGCCGTAAATTCGACAAGATATTCAAGGTTGGAGATATGGTAGAATGTGAGGAATGCGGAGGAAGTGGTGATTTGATTTACAAATACATAGACAGGTTCGGGAATACTCATGAACGTATATATGACTGCCCGTTCTGTGACGGTGCTGGGGAGATTGAATATGAAAAAGCAAAGAATGTTATAATCGAAGTAGGGTCTGCTCATTTCTTTGCCAATCGACTTCAAACCCTAAAACAAGCAATGGATTTCCTTGACATAACCTCCGTAAAAATGACGAATAATCATCGGATGGAAGCGAGCGAGTTCGTTGTAAATGATGATATACGCATTGTCATCATTCCTATGCTGTTTGATTATAAAAACAGTAAATGCAGTGTCAGGTTGGAATTAAAATAATAATAACAACAATAAAATAGAATTATGGAAATAGAATTACAATGCGGTGATTCAATCACCATTCCTGAAGGTTGTAGGGCGCAAATCAACGGCAACGAGGTTGTCATTGAGAAAGAAAAAAAAGAAGAAGTGCAAGAGTTTAAGGACGGGGATGTGCTAACCTCATTGTTTGATAATAAGGTAGTCTTTATATTCAAAGAAGACGAATCAAAACAAAAATATAATAAAAACGGCTATTATGTATGCCATATATATGTAAGCTATTCGGCTGGCTATGTTATTGAGGTACCCACAAAAGATAGCTTGTCTTTCTGTGGGCATAAAGATGATGTACGCCTTGCCACAAACGAAGAAAAGCAACTCCTCTTCGATAAGATGAAAGAACAAGGACTGCTCTGGAACGCAGAGGAAAAGCGAGTAGAGAAGATTAGGTGGAGAGCGAAGAAATATGAAAAATACTACTTTTTTGATGCTAACTTGTTAGTTAGAAGTATAGACGATACTTATAGCACTTTTGACAACGAACTTTGGGATGCTCTCAACTCTTTCCGCACCAAAGAGTATACCGCCGAAGCTGCAAAACGAGTGAAAGAAGTGTTGCGTAAATATCACGAAGAGATAGGAGAATGAAAAAGGAGCGCGCCAGTGAACACGCTCCCGAAAGCTAAAGCAATTTACGCTTTTACAAAGAAGTGGAAACAAGTACCCGTTTTAGGGTAGATGATTTTACCTGCTTTCGTTCTAATGAACCTACAGAACACTTCTTTTAATCCGCTTTCTCGTTGCAATTTATTCATATGGAGATTTCCTCCTTTCTCGGCTACTGCAACTATAGCTTTATTGCTATAGAAGTCTTTGCGTGATGCCGACACGCAAAGAAAAACCCCCAGCACTGGACTGAGGGTAAGTCTTTTCTCTGAGGGAGAGCGGACGCAGAGGTGTGGCATTAACGCCTTTTGGAGGATTTCTCCGAATAAATTGCAGTGCAAAGATAGCAACAGTAAAAGATAGAAACAAATAAATTAATAATTTTAAAGTTAAAAATGACAGCAAAAGAGTATAAAGAACAGCGCGCCTATTGGTTGAACGCTGCCAAATCACTAAACAAGAGAATCTTTCCACGATGTTTTCGCGCAAGGCTAAGAGAAATCGCAAAACTTGATGCAGAACACGACAAGAGAGAGTATGAGGAAGTGAGAAAAGAGATATATCAAGAGTTTATCAGCGATGCACGACAATAAAATAGATATAATAATTATCTATATAGCGATATTCTTTTCGCTTGCGGCATTACGCGTTATAGGTGTAATTCATATTTCGTGGTGGATAATAGTTCTTTCTATTGTATCACCATGTTTGCTCGCAACTTTAACCCTTTTATTCGCAGTAATATTTAAGACGATAATAGAAATTATAAAGATAATATGGATGCAAATTTAACATATCCGATAAAGCGAATCGGAGTTACAATGCATGGAAAGAGAATCAATATTTATGTTCATGATAATATAACACATGATGATTTCTTTGATTCATTTAAGACATGTAAGAAATTAATGGCAGAGTTCTATTTCCCTTTCTTGATTATATCCGACAACGCTTTATTGTTGTTAGAGGACAATATGATAAAGAATGGTAAATATCGCTTTGAGAACAAGAAAAACTTTCGATTGCTCCAATCTTCAATTAGGAAAAACATTAATTACATGTGCGAATATTTCGCAGTTCCTGAATATTTTGAGGAATTATCCGCGCAAGTTTGGGATGATGTAAAAGAAAAGTATGAGAAGCTACGTTATGCAATATATCTTGTTATTAGCAAGAATGGAATAAGCAAAAATGACGCTGAACTATACGCTCATCTCGTGGCCGCTGCAAATGTTATATATATATGGCACAAGATACCTACGAAGCTATCTGTAAGGAGATAAAAGACAAAACAACGATTGATTTCTCCGAAATACTCGAACATACATCGAACGTGTTGGCCTATAATTTCGTCAGTCAGTGGATGCGTTCATTTATTAGAAATTACGATTCACTCGAAGCAGAAATTGTCAGCAATGAGAGTGTTAAAATTGGACGTGACGCAATAAACATGGCAATGGTTGACGGAGAAAAACTCCACGCAAGAGAGGTGGCTGCCTACAACGAAATGGATGATATTATAAAAGTCGCTTGGAAGTCTATGAGAGAGAAGCCTAAAAACAGACGTAGGGTAATTATTTACCGAGACGGCCGAACAAAGGAATATCTCTATAATAAGAATATGCTCACAAGAGGCAGTGATAAACTTGCATGGGATAACGATGCCGATTGGATGTGGATATATGAAAAAGAAAAAGGTGAACTACCCACAAGCTAAAGACTTGTGTGCTTCGGGTTTCACAGAGGAACGGCTTTCCAATAGGTCAGTTCTTACTTCCTCTCCACCCGTGTAATCGACAGTCCCTGCCGATGTATGATTTAATCCGAAACGAAGAATATTGATAGCAGCATTTACATCACGGTTATGATGAGTATGACAAACAGGACATTCCCACTCACGGACAGACAAGTCCTTTGTCTGTTTGTTGATGTACCCACAGACATTACAAGTCTGCGAGGAGGGGAAGAAACGATCTATCTTCACAACCTTCTTGCCGTTCCATTCTGCTTTGTAGGTAAGCATGGAAACAAAAGTACCCCAACTTGCATCGGTGACAGACTTAGCAAGGCGATGGTTTCTTTCCATTCCTTTAACGTTCAAGTCCTCAATGCAGATGGTATCATATCTCCGTACAAGGGAAATGGAACACTTGTGCAAGTAGTCGGCACGGCTGTTGCTAATTTTTTCGTGAAGTCTGGCTACTTTGAGTTTTTGGTTTTCAAACCCTCTGCTGCCTTTCTCCTTGCGAGAAAGATGCTGCTGTGCCTTAGCAAGTCTGCGCTCGTATTTCTTTGTGTATCGGTTATTCTTGAATATTTCTCCTTCAGAAGTGATAAGCAAGTCCTTCAATCCCAAATCAACACCTACGGACTTGCCCGATTTTTTAATCGGTGTAATGTATTCCTCTTCCGTGGATACGGAAACGAAATACTTGCCGCTTGGTGTCTTGGAAATAGTTACCTTGCCTATTTTCCCGACTATCTCACGATGTACACAGCACTTGATACCCTCTTTGAATTTGGGTATGAAAATCCTGTTTCCTGCGATAGATGTGAATTGTGGTACGGTGAAACTATTCTTGGAATGTTTAGATTTGAATTTGGGAAATTTCGCACGTTTCTGAAAGAAATTAGTATAGGCAACTTCAAGGGAGCGAATAGCAAACTGCAAGGTCTGGGAGTTTACTTCCTTGAGCCATGCGGTTGCTACCTGCTTCTTCATTTCGGTAAGAAACTTTGCCTGTGCGTAGTAATTGTCACTCTTACCAGTGAGCCTATACTGTTCTTTGCGCTGATTGAGAAAGTAGTTGTACACAAAGCGAGAACAACCGAAGTGCCTTGCCAACAACTCGGCTTGCTCTTTATTCGGGTACAGCCGAAACTTATATGTTCTATTAATCTTTCTCATCTTGCTTACAAAGATAATAATAATATTGTAAAATACAAAACTGTATTGTATATTTATTGTATGTAAGGCACATTATATAAAAAGGTAGAGTTTGCTGCCTAATATACCTTTTTGACTAAAATAAGGTCGGTTTCCCTCGCTTGGGTTGCCGACCTTTTTTGTTTCTATCCATCACGGACTAAAACATAAAAATAAATAACTAATAACTAAAAAACAACTTAAATATAAGACTATTTGTATCTTCTAACCAACCACGTTACAATATACGCTATAAGTGCTATCACAACAGCTGATAATCCGCCGATTGCCCAGCCGCCGACCTCCATTTTAAGATTTTCCCATTTGTTGAGTTTTCGTTCAACGGGGTAAGGTACACGGATGCTATCTATCTTTAAGCTATCCCTATATCTTGTTTTATATAGGTTACGAAAGCGATAATCTACTTTTGTTTTCGTGAGATATATTGTATCGCCTTTAACGTATCTATCGACAAATACTTCCTGATAGACGCTATCATGCTTTGTTAACGTATCGTGTTTATTTATATACACGTTGTGATATTCAGGTACACTCACATATTTCGTCCTGCACCCCTGCAACATCATTAGCATAATGAAAGCTGCTGCAAGCATAAAAGCAAAGATAATTTGCCTTAGATAATCTTCATATCGCATACTATTCCTCCCACCTTTTAGATTCCCATTTTCGTCTTTCAGTCAGCCCAGCAAGTACCTTTCCACCTGCTTTATTCCACCTTAGAAATTCCTTTTTAATCGCACTTACATCCGCTTTCTGCTTAATCTTTTTAAGAAGTGTAGAACTTTTCAAATTACCAATTCCGAGATTATACGCGAAATCTACGAGGGCGTCGAATTGCCCCTGTGTGAGGGATAGACCTAATCTGTTTACACCAATCGCCGCCGTTTCAAGGTCAAATTCCAATCTTCTGTTTGCCTCTTCTTGTGTTATTCGCATACCTGCACACACGTTGATAGTGCTGCCATAACCGATAGTCCACTTTCCTGCTGCATCCTGATATGCTACTAATCTACAACCCTCAAAGGACTTCACTTTTTCTATTAATATCTTGCTTACTTTCATAATACTTCCTATTTTACGTTAAGGACAAAGCATTGCTGCCGTTGTTGCCCTTTTATGTTTTTTACTCCTACATGCACCCACCGAGCGTATTTTGACTTCTCAACGATGATTTGGTCGAACTTGTACCCCTTTTTAGCAAAGATAGTAGACATGAAATACTCAAATACATCCTGCTTTCTGTTTTCAGGGACGATGTCAGCGGCGTAACCTATCACGTGCGCTGATGTGCTTACTCCACCTACTGCTTTGTTTAATTCAGGACTTCTATACCCACTTGTGATAACTATTCCACCTTTGAGATTATGACTTTCACAATAGCTATCCCATTCTTTTTCTATACACTCTAATAGTGTTATCACCTCTAAAAGGTGATTTTTTACCCCTTGTGAGGGGGTGTTATCTATTCTTAATCTCCTTGCCACGCTTGATGTGCAAAGATGCAATATCGAAATTTCCATTTTCTCTTTCACCTTAAACAATATATCATCATCACTAACATGCAACATGCCTCCGCATACAAGGTGTTATCCTTTCTCACTCTTATATAATAAATAAGGTATAATACCCACACAAGCATAATGGGCCAACATCGCATGAGAATAAGGAATTGTGACGCTACTGCTGCAAGTCGTGCCCCTGCAAAGTGCAATGCGTGTTCTCCTTTCCTATAATGAGGTGACGCTGCAACCATTAGCATACCTATGAAATACAACATCCCAAGCATGCCCCACCAACCCTCCGACTTCGCAATCAGTTGAGGGGTGATAAGGAAAGCAACAAGCGACATTATGAGGGTGAACGTGGTAGGCTGTTTAGCGATGTACGCTGTTTCGGAAAGGCTCTTTAACTGATAGCCTTTCTTCACTCTCATGTAAGCAGTGTAAACGAGCAATAGGACGAAGCCTATTATGCTGCAAGCGTATAGTAACTCTTTCATAATACTAATTTTTGCGGATAACCTTTTGTGTTGTCGTATGCTTTCACTTCGTCAACACTTTGCAGGGCCTTGACATTTGCGATGTGCTGCTGTGTGACGTTAAATGTTGTATCTGCATACAAGTGTACAGTCGCAAGCAACTTCCGCGCCTTTTCAAGTTCGATAGGATAGACATTCCCGTTAACAGGCATTTGAATTGATTTCAGTCCTAACGCATCAGCTGACCTTATGCTCATGCTGTAACCCATGCGAGTATCTACGTCAAGCCACATCTTTATACCCATGAACGAGAACTCGTTCACATTGCTACTTTTCGCGTACTCCTCGATTTCTGCAATCTTCTCTACCTTTGCAGCTGCGAGTAACTCCTCTTGCGAGGGTTCAACATCAACAGGGGTGTAGCCATTTTCAAGCAAGATTTCAGGCGTTGGGGTAATTATCATTCTGTCGTTTACCTCAATGAACCTGCCGTTGTACACCTCATCTCCTTTTCTGTATTGTATCATAATATTTATTTTTAGTTGTTAATAATTACCTTTGTACTCGCTGATAGGGTGAATGAAATTTTTCACCAACTCCCAATTTTTAGCGGTTCTGTATGCATCTATCGCATCGTCAGGTACATAGATATTCGCATTATTGTAATAAAAAGGACTTGTGTTTGAACCGATTTGACTAAACACTGGAGGAATATTGGACTTAAATATTACATCTATGGTACAAGATGCCTGATTTGTAAGTATGTTTGTGATGTACCGAACACTTTCGGGGATAACAACAGGGTGCTCTATTCTGTACCACAACCAAAGAGCGCTCTTTGGTAAAGTTGTTGTCCCTTCAGGGATAATGAATCTTGATATATTACAGAACGCAAGAGATAACGTGTGCGGTGAAGTATATGTAGGAATAGTTATTTCTCCTATATTAAGACTTCGCAAGGAAATATCAGCATTTGGGAAAAAAGTTGCTTCATTAAAATTCAACGCATATCCAGAATTAACTTTATATTTATCACTAAGCCGTATATTTAACTCACCCTTGAATGCTTCCGCATCACTCTTTGTTATCTCATCGCTTTTATCTTTTTTCATCAAAGTTGCAATGCTATTCTTTAATTCCTCATTCTCAAAGTGAATGTATTTGTTATATTCATGACTTAACAACAGGCGTCTTCGATTCATGCTCATACCTCTATTAATACTATTACGTTATCAATAATGCTACCCTCGTATCTCTTGCCTGCTTTTGTCGTTACGACCTTACCCTCTGCCCATGCAAGGCTTGCAGGCACACTAAGAGTTGTAGGCGCGTTACTCTTGCATCTAAAAGCAAACGAGTATTCATTCACATAGTCGCTTGTGTTGTCCTCTTCAAGCGATAAATCAAGCCGTTCAACCTCGCCCCACACATGTCGAACATTAGGTGTTAAGGTGCATGTAGTATCGGTTGATTCGTGTACAACGCGCTTGAAACGTCCGTCCTTGCCGTCTTTCCCATCGCGCGCATCCGTGGGCTTTAATCCGCCTTGACTGCTCACAACGAACACCATTGCCTGTGTTTCTTCTGTCGAAAGTGGAATGATTTCAAAGGCTTTCGGAATATCCCTTACAACATGAATAAAGCCTGTTTCGCTATCCGTATTTTCGATATCGTAGGCAACAGATACTCTGAAAACACCTACATGCTTGTTGTCCTTTGCATTTATCTGTACAGCGATTCGCGAGCCGTTAATGGTCACATTCTCTGCTCGTGAATTAGCGACTAAGCTATTTTCTTTTACAATACTTACCGACAAGTTCTTGCACTTGCTTAAATCTACACCCTTGTCACCCTCTCTTAGTTCAAAGACTAAGAAAAGGTCTGTGCTCACGCGCTTTCGGATGAGCGGATAGCCACTATTGAAAGGGCTACCGCTACATGTACAATTGTTATTCTCCATTTCCACTTTATTTGTTTTCTTGATTGCTCGTGTTTCCTTTCTTTAGATACTCGCTCAAATAAGGTATCTTGTCAACCATTTTCAGCGTTAAAATATAATAGACAAAGCCTGCAACCTTGTGCATTGTCGTACCCTCAACAAGCATCACTTGCCAATTTCGCGCAATATTCGTAGCATAGAACCAAATCGCAATTCCACATAAGGCTTTCACTACTCCTAACGTTTCACCCTCGTTATGCATGAAGTGTCCTGTCACGAACAAAGCTGATGTGAGCACAAAGAAAAGGGTGCAATGATAGAAGAACACCATGCTCTTCTTGAAGCTCCAACTTTCGCCGTGTACCATACCAGCTACCCAGCCAAATAGATAATTCAGCGAAAACACAATAATCATCGCTATCATGAAGTCCTTAATAGGCACAAGCAAGCTAAGAACACCACTCACTACGCTGCAAATAACAAATTTTACATCTTCCATTTTCTACTCTCCTTTTTTATATTATCATTATCCTAACTCCGTAACCTATTGCGGTGCCTGCAAGGGTTAATGACAAATCGACAATATCAAATTTGCCACCCCACAGCTTATCCTTTAACTCTAATGCTGTTGCCACGCCTAAACCTGCATAGGCTGCACAATAAAGGCTATTTGCAAATGCACCTATCGCTATGCCTCCTAACAGGTGCTTGTATCTATTGCTTTCCTTTAGCCATGTAAATAGTTTTCTCATATCTGTTTATTTTATACTCCACCTATATTCTTCAAATTACCCCAATTGTTATCTCTAAACGCACCCACCATAAGCCCTGCTCCTGTGAATTCAGCAGGCACTTTCGGTGTAAGCATAGTGATAGGTAACTTTATAACTTCTGCCACTTCTCCGCCGTCCCACCGAACAGGAACTCCGTTAGAATAGATATACACATTATCCGCTTTGTCATTCGCATTAATGACTATGCAACGCTGTGTATCATACATAACTAACTCATACCGAAATGTACTCGCGCTATCAATATTAAACACTATTGTATCAACAGGAAATTCGTAAATGGTATGCCCCGAGTTGTCGTAACAGAAACATGGTACTTCGTAAACGACGCCGTCCATTGTGTTCTTTGTTTCTAATGTTTGCGTATATGGACTTGCTTTAACATCGTTCAAATAGAAATCTGCCGTTGTTCCTTTAACAACCATTGTAGTTCTTCTTTTCGCACCAAAAGTACCCATCACCCATGTGTTTACAGGTATCAAGCGTGGCTTTCTTTGTGACTGACTGCTCATTATTAAGTCGCCGTCACGGATTAAGAATTTACCCTCGCTATCGAACATCAACGTTGTTGGGTCTTCGCCGGGGATATAATTTTCACATTGTAATTGTCTAAATGTGCCGCTAACACCCTTTAATGTACCACTCACATTCACGTTATTGAATGTTGCGTTCTTCGCGTCTATCGTATTGCCTTGAATACCCTCTGCAACAATTTGCTTTGCATCAATCAACTCCGCACTAACCTTGCCGTCCTTGATAAGTACTTTCTTCTGTCCGTCAGTACCGACAAATTTCGTTGTGTCTGATTTAACGACAAAGTCGCCATTTTCAAGTCGCGCCTCCGTGTTGTTAACCTTTACAGATACCGAGTTAGCTGTTTGCCGAATCGTTGAAATATCACGCCCATTTGCCGATATGTTCTCCCTCATATCGCGTACCATGCGCGTGTAGGACATTGCCTCCATGAGGATAGGAATAACCCTTGTGTCGACAATTTTTGCGCTGCCATTCGCCTTTACATAGAGTTCAACGATGATGTTATCGGGTCTTGCTGCGAGGTCGAAATAGCCGTTTAACTTGTATAGTATTGTATTGTTTGCACCTGCTGTAACGCTAACACTCACGCCCTTGTCGGTGTGTGCTGAAACGTAAGGCTTATTGCCTGCTGCTCCCTCACTCGTTATCACCTCAACACTTGTACCTTGCACGTGTTCTATCGTGTATGCTGCATCGCAAACCAATAAGCCGTCAGCCGTAACCTTTGCGGATTCTTTGCTTGCTTTTAATCTATATATCTCCGCATCCTTGCCGTCCTCACCCTTAAATGCACTCCATGTGTACGCATTTGGGTTGAGGGGCGGATAGGGCTTATCCCACGAGGCGATACCTATATATTTACCTGTTGTCGTGCCTATATTCTCTTCCTGTATAGAGGGCATCCATGCTCCGCTCATCATGTTTGCAGGGAAACCAAATTGCGGACAACACACATCATACTCACCTGCTTTATTAGTATATAAGCATAGTGTATGCCCTCTTCCTGTTCCATTCGCAACAACCTCGTATCGTTTCCAATCGGGAGTGAGTGATTGTGCCTTATATGTGTTACCTTCTATGTGTTGATAGATTTGTAGGCCTGTTGTAGTTGAACGCATATAAACAGAAAATACCATATTCATACCCGAGTTGGGGTAGACGAATTGAGCGTTTGGAAAGAAAATACCCTCATTATCTTTACCACTTTCTACGTGTATAGCCCTTGCTGCCCCGCATGGCAAGTTATCTTCTGTGAAGAAGTTTGAAGCTGTTTTACGATTAATATTATTCAGTCCGATAGTTGCGTCTAAATCTAATTGATTTATCCCCTTGAGGTCATCTATGCATGTCACCCTTATATTGAAAACATCAAGCTGCGAATCATTTGCATCTGTACTTCCGTTATTGTCGAATCTTATATACACGTGTGACCAATTAGCTTGAGGATTGTCAGCTAATGTTATGTATGCTCGGATAACAGCATTACCTCCTATGTTAGTACGAAGATATTGTACTTTATTTATCGACTTTATATTTTTATCGTATATAAATACTTCTATATCTTTGTTATTTTGACTTAAGCTGACATTCGCTTGTACGCAATACGTTTTGTTAGGCGCAAAGGCTTTGCTTGTGTTATCGAAGAAGAAAGTGATAAAGCTCTCGGTGTTTCCATTCGATTTTTGCGAGAAGTAATTATCACGTACCTTTGTACCTTGTACGAGTGTATTATTCGCATCGAGTAAATTATCATTTGCTGTGAATTTAGCTTTCGTGAACGTTGCGCCGTTATCGTCAGAATAGCGGATGTATGTCTTTCCTGATGTGCCGTTTGCACCCTTATCAACCTGCAACTGCCAATCGGGGTTATTGTCGCTCGGACGAGAAGTAACATCTTTACCCTGTGCGATGCAAAGCCAAAGGCGGCCATTATCACTCACTCTGTCGTAATAGCTGTATTTCTCTGCCACTAACCACGCGCCTCGGTCAGTGATTAAAGGTACTCTTGCACCACTTCTTGTGATAAGCCTAAATAGATTTGTGTTGAACTCAACTTTTTTCGGTGAGATAACCGATGTACTCTTTCCTTCTAATGAATAAGAGTTAACACCGCTATACCAAACAATTGCAGGGGCTTCGTCACCTGTTGTGAGTATCTCTATAATATTTTGTCTGTCAGTCTTTGTTCTGTTGCCGAATTGCACGAGGGTATCGTCAACTTGTGGCACATCACTTCCTTGCTCGCAGTCTGTTTTTGAAAGGTCGATATAATCGTCACCTTTAGCCATCACCCTGCGCCAATAGTTCCTATTTGCCACGCCTGCATATACACCAGTCTTGATGTTAAATATCTGACAACGTGCTTGGTCATCTACATCCCAAAGATTTGTCGTTGCTGTGCTGCCGTCATCTTGATAGAAGTAACAACGCCATACGCTACCCTTATCTTCTACTTTCTTTATTTTAGAGCCACAAGAGGAGAATACGAAATTACCACCAACATAGCTTAACTTGCGTTTCTCTATCTCATTGAACACGGCCTTTCGCCACACATTCAAGTCCGAGATATTTAGCTGATACTTGCCGTCTTTCGTTTGTGTGATACCGAAGCCTGCCTGTTCAAGTGCATTGTAGTTAGCACTCGTGATAGCTTTCAATACAGCTTCGCCTAATTCATTTATCGAATAATCGTTACCTAATTTTAGGCCCTTCAAGAATGTTATTAACTCTTGTGCTGTGTCGGGTGATAGCTTAGAGATAAAACGTTTTCCACCAAAACTCTCAATAAGACGTTGTAATTGAGGTATTGTTATTCCTCCGTCATTATTGGAAAATTCTCCACCATTGCCACTTTCAAGCGAATTAATTTTCTCTTGTATCTTCTGTATTGTACCAACAGATTTATCCTCACGAAGTGTAATTTCATACGTTGGGATTTTATCTTCATTCTCTCGAATGGTAAGCTGGTCAATAGTAACCTTTCCGTCTATATGCAAATCACTATCTTCAAATTGAAGTATATCACCCTCTTTTATTGTGTCGTGTAAAGATATTGTACTGCCTGTTGTATCGGCGATTGCGCTGTCGTGCTGACGTTGCATATACACCTCATCTATTTTAGGTGAATAAATATAGCGAGTATAATCATTTTTATCAAGGAACGCCAAAGCATACTTTAGTAATCGAATCGAAGCGGCTTCCACATACGAATCGGGTAAAGGAATCCCAATTAACACAAAATGGTCGTTTGGCTTGATTTGATAATCATTGTATGGAAAATACAAATTTAAACTATCATCAAGTACTCTTTCGCAAGTTAACTCCCAACTGCCGTCTTTCAACTTCCTTGCAGATGCAATCTTGAACTGCCTTCCACCACACATTCCATTCTTCATGCAGATGTATGGTTGCTCGGTAGAATTCTTCAACAGGTCATTAATATCGAAGTCGATTTCCTTTTTCAAAAATATACTGAAATTAGGAATCGTTGCCCCGTCTTTGAACACACCATTATCATCAATTTGCTTAGCAGAAAGGACCTCATCTATCCTAACACCCCCGATTTCCATTTTTTCAATCGTTGGATAGATTTCCTCGATACCTTTCTGAATATCCTTGGTGTCGAAATAAACGGAACTTGGACGAACGCCAATCGTGCTAACATTAGTAGAATCTACATAGGGACGATACTTGTTTTCAGAGAACAGATGATGTTTATTCCCTTGATAAATTCTTTTCTTTGTTTCCGCACTTTGCTCATCCCACCACTGCTTTAACGACTTATTCGGAAAGCCCGGCAGCATAAGACGGTCAATTGCCATATTATTCGGCAGGTTGTCGGTAGCATAGTCCTTGTTCGTTGCAGGAAAACTCTCTTTCTTTACTCCGGATAAGAAATACACACGAGCACCAACAATAACAGAGTTGATAAACTGCTGCATGGCTGTTTGGTCTGTATTATCATCGGGGTCTGCTGAATTAGCTACATATTCAGAATAGATTTGAGTTTTCCCATTTTCGTTGTATATGCGTGCATTAACAACCTTGTTGCTAACTTTGATTTTAGCATAGTATATCCTATTATTCGCTGAACTATACGTTGTGAGTTCGTTAAAGAAATAATAATCCTTAAATGGCAAGTCAAGTTCAAATTCCGTGTAATTATATTGTCCTGCCTGTTTCGTTACAATCTTTGTTATTGTTCCGTAAACTTGCAAATTTAGTGTCGCATAATACCTATTTGGGATATTCTTTGTCGAGCCATACGCGCGTAAACGAGTTGTTATGGCTTGTTCACTATCAGCGTTCTGCTCTATCTGATACAAACCATTGTTTTTCCCATATCCAAAAATATGAGTGGTAGGTAATCCTGCTGTACCAACAAAAACATTACGGCCACGTGTTATGAAGTTTACATCGAATTGGCTGTTTATTAAAGCCAACGTACTCCAACAATTCAAGTTATCTGCTGTAATAGAAGTAGAATCTATTACATTGTCGGCGACACCATTGCCGTATATCTTATCCCATACAGATAAATCACAACCACGCTGTCCAGAACGCAGTCTGTTGCGACTATATAACTTCCACTTGCCATTTCCCCATTGCTCATCCAAGTTAGCTTGTATGCGGTCCAACAAATCATCAAGGCTTGATATATAAAAAGCAAACTTGGTCAGCGCAGTATAATGTATGTTGTTGTCATGAAGGACAATATCTAAAAACTCTGTCCTTGCTAATTCATCCTGTTTAGCATTAAACTTAACATTGTCGTAAACAAAGGCTTCGCCATATTCGTTACGCCTTGATTGCTTTATCTTTCCGGGGTCATAATTAATTTCAAAGACCTCGTTTCGATATATAATATAATCTCCGATTTTGAACAGAATGGGGGCAGGATTCTTAAAGGTGATTGTAACGAAACTATCACCCATCCAAGAACCACTATATTCAAGGCTTTTAACTATAATATCGTTACCCTGTTCATCTTTCAGAGTACTGCCGTCACTATGTCTTACTACCCATTCGCTCATTGTGTTATCCTTTTATCTTTGTTACCTTAAATTCGTTACGATGTTATGTGTGTCTATAATTGGTGTTATGTCGGTAATTGGGTCATTTACCTTGAAGGTAATTGTAAATACGAGTGTATCTCCGTCTTCATCTCTAAGAAGTTCAGCCTTATCGTTAAGTTTATCAAAACGAATACCCTTACGACCAATCTTTGTCCATGTGCAATACATCTTCATTTCAGCACCACTTCCGTCTAATCCTGTAAGATAGTTGATGAGTTTCTTAATTTTTTCATTTGAAGAATATTTGTCGCCTTTGCAACAAAATCTCACATCCATGGTGTAGGCTTTCAATTTTAGTCCGCCATTTGGTATATATTCGTCATCTCCATGCTCATCAAACCAATCTCGTTTTGAAGGTGCTTTCGCTTCTACAAACAACTTAAAAGGCATATCTGCACAATAGATGTCAAAATCGGCAATGGTTTCCTTAACGGGTGAACCCGTGCCTATTTTCTGAATATATACTTTTTCGTATTTCATATTTGCATCTTTTTAATCGCAAATATACAAATTATTGCATAATTATGCAATATTTAATGAATAAATATTCTAATTTGGTTTTTATGGTATAAAAAAATAAGCAAAACTTTTATATTTTGCCTATTTAAGTGTGTATAATAATATCAAAGTAGTGATATTTCGTAGCAACCTTTCTTTGCTCTTTTTACAACATATCCAGCCATAGTCTTTAGTGTAAATACGGCATTTTTAACAAATGGCTCATCAACCCATATAAATGGCACAGCGGTACCCTTTTGCAACATAAGCAACTGCTGCTCCCATGGAAGTGGTACTATCCACTCATCAACGTTTGTCATATCAAGCCAACCACCCTTTGGAGGGTTATCCATTTCAATGAAGCGTTTGGGGCGTATGAGAAGCTTGTCCTCAATATTGTGAGAGCGAAACCAATCGGCAACGCATTGTAGAAAGCCATTGGTATCAAATTTTTCTTCGATATACCCCTTTTCTTTAAGCAAATCTTGCGCGGTAAGTATTTTTCCCATAAATCTGTTTTCAAGTCGTACAAAAGTACCACTAATTGCTTATTATCAAGCGTTAACACACTCCAAATATTCAAATATTTGAAAAGTTTAACGAAACTTTTGCAGTTTTGGAAAGAGTGTAAGAAGTCTTCATGCTTTCTTGGAGAATAAAAGACAATTTGTTGATTGGATTAAACAACGGATAGACCAGTATCAATTCGTTGAAAATCAAGACTATCAAGTTTTTCACAATTTTGTGAAAAACCCCAATGGAGGTAGACCGCAAGACGACAATGTTCAATGCACAGAAAATAGCAGAAAAATCAATGTGATTCATAAAACTATCTAATAAACGTTTGCAAAGGTGGTATTGATTTGCTATCTTTGCAAACATAAACCTTTAACTAAAAATATTTTAATTATGAAAAAGTATTTATTTTTAATGCTTGCTGTTTTATCTTTGGCGGTAACATTCACTGCGTGTTCTTCTGACAACGATGATAATGGTTTTTCTATCAGTCTGTCGGAAGCAACAATCAAAGGTGCAGACAACTTTGTACAAATCACATCATCGTCACCCAATGTGAAATGGAGTAGCGAAAATCCCTATATTGCCACAATTTCAGAAGACGGAAAGATTAAAAGTGCGCACATTGGAGAAACTTACATCGTTGCACAGAGTAACGGAAAAACAAAGAAATGCAAGGTAACTGTCACGCCTCAATATTTTATATACAAAGAACCTATCACTGATTTTGGAAAGAGCAAAGAAGAAATCATAAAGACACTTGGAACTCCATTCTTAGATAAGGATAATAATTTGGCGTATGTTAATGACAACCAAGATATAGTTGTAAATTATGTTTTCAAAGAAGGGAAACTTGATTATTGTTTTGTTCTCTTAAAAGCAACATTGAACATTATTAATATTGCCGATTTCTTGAAAGAAAGATACGAACTTGTGCCGAGAGATTTCGGTGGGAAGTACGCTTTCATTAACGCTCTGACCACAAAAGAGGCAACTATGCTTATTGCCCTTTATTCACGGCCGTCAGACGGGGTTCTTGTTGTTCAATACAATAAATACAAAAAATGATAAATAATAAAAATAAGGAATGGCAGTAGTTATCAAACATTACTGCCATTTTTTGTTTATTTGTTCATTCTATCCCTTATTGTTACATTCTCAGTGGTATTTCCTACGACACCTCCGTACTTATAAACAAAACACTTCGATTGTTCTTCCACCTTAATATTAACAGAAGTGTTATCATATACATTAATATATGCAACAGAGCCATTACTTAAACAAATATCAAGTTTACTATTCTCACGTACATAAATCTCAACTGCGCTGCCATTGTCAACATTAAGCACGATGTCAGAGTCGCCATTGATAATCATGTCACCAACATTCTTCAATGTAGCTTGTTCATCAATATAAATACCATGTTTGTGCCGTATTTCATCGCTTGCGTATTTCTTTAATGTTTTATTCAATCTCCAATTTGGATGATTTATAATAAACTCCATGTTGTCGGCATAGAGTTGGCACAAATCGTCAACCGATTCGTACCCACTCCAAATATTATAAATATCATCACACATGCCTAACTGACGACCCTCGTCTTTCAATTCACATGATAACTTGTTTTTTCTTCTAAACATAACCAATACTATTAATGAATATTTACTTTCTTTAGACCAGGAGTTGTAATATCCCTGAACAAGGTTAGAATGCGCTCTGTGTTTTCTGCATTTTTTTGCGTGTTAATAGAGATAACCCTTAACTCTGCAAGCTGCGAGTTTGCAATATCGCTCATCTGCGGCATTGAAGCCATTGCGTCGGCAATCCTTTGTATATTCACTCTGTCTACTGAAACATCAAGCCTTATAGCATTTACATAGCTGGCGAGTATGTCGGCAGTTTCCTCTGTAATAGATTTGATGCCGTTTCCTATCGAACTTGAACCATTTTGGGATAAATCAAGACCTTTTACTTTTAGTGCGTCTAAAATCCTTGTAATGTTTTCAATCGCATCCGAACCAGCTCTGTCAACTTCATCTGCAATATTGAGAATATCATTTTCGTCAAGTAATCCACTCTTTGCTTGCATTTTCGCAGTTATCAATTCGCTCGTTTTTTTCAACGCATCCTCCATTACCCTTTGCGTAATGATGTTTACTGCAAGATTCTTCATCAAATCCCTCACCTTATCATGGTAGGCTTTTGCCGCATCTTCACCCTTACTCCATGCGTCAACGATAGCGTTCGTGAGTTCCTTTGCCCATGATTTCAAATCAATGTCATAGATACTCTTCGCCACATCCATTGCAAAGGTTGCGATGTTAGACTTTAATTCTGCTACTTGGCTTTCATAGTCGTCAATCTTACCTTCGTCTTTTTTCTTCTTTTCCTTTTCTTTTTCTAACTTCGCATTGGTTTGGTCAAGCTGCATATTCATGACGGCAAATTGCTGGTCGTAATAAGCTTGGGTGCGATAAGCCTTTTCCATAGCAGTATTTGTTTCTTCTCGATAGATTGTTGTGTGCTTTTTCTTTTTGTGACCAAACAGCCCTCCAATAATGAATCCTGCAAGTGCGCCAACTGCCGCCCCAACTGCCGTTCCGATTGGTCCAACAGCAGAACCTAACAACGCCCCTGACAAAGCGGCAGAACCTGCACCTACCGCAATTCCGGCTCCTGTGCCAATTGCTTTACTCGTTAGTCTTGTATCGTGACCATAAGTCACGCCATTTTTAGCCAACGAATAATCATCAAGACCAGCTTTCAGTTTCTCTATATCTCTCTTTTCTGCCTTGTAAGAATAAACGCCTCCGAGCGTTTTCTTTAAGTTTCGCTCAATGGAATTTTGCAGGTTATTCAGCGCCTTTAATTGACGTTCTGAAAGTTGTATCTGTCGTTCAAGCTTTGCATCCCTTGCACGAGCACTACCAGTAAACCAACCTGCAAACGAACGATACACACCTGTAACCGCGCCCATAATGTTGCCGTTCTTTAGGTTGTTCCAACCGTCCGCTGCACCTTGTGAAGCTTCACTAAATCCACTGACGAACTGATAACCTTTGCTGTCACGTATGCCGTTTCCACCCTTTCCAAGAGTATCGAAGTCGTCAGCTATTTGGTCAACAAACTTCTTCATGCTCTGTACAGCATTGTTTATTCCATTAACGATAGTATCAATAACACTTATTGTACCTTTCAGTTTACCAGCAGCATTCGACATCGCTTCTCCATTTGCTTTCATCTTATCAGCAAGCTGAATGTCGTTAAGGTATTTAGCCATACCATTAATATCGCCACTTACTTCCGCCGCTTGATACCCTTTTCTGGCAGCTTCACCCTCTGTCATGCCGCGCATTTGGAGGTCATCTCCGTTCGCTTTATGCTTTTGTATAACTGCATCAAGTCCACCTTGTAGATAGGTGAGAAAGTCGGAATGCTGATTGTGAAGTTTATCCATTTGTTCGTCAATCTGCCGAATCTGCTTGGAATATTCTCTTGCGTCAATAGCACCACTTTGGAACGCTTTATTTACAAGGTCGCGAATAGTGTTCCCATACCTCTCCGCATCTTCTACTTTTAATGCAGTTATAGCACCAAAGAAATTGTAATAATCTTTAGAATGTTTTTGCGCTTCTAAATTTGTATTACTAATATCCCTTGCCTTTTGTTGCGTTAATACTATTTTCCCTCTTCTTAACGCTTCATCTGAAATATACTTATCATTATCTTCATTAAGTTTATTTCGCTTTTCTAATCGCTCTATTTGCTCATCATACGACTTATTGATTTCATCAATCTGCGCTTTATAGTCATCGAAATACCCGAACCCCTTTGTAAGCGTATCTGCAATTTTATCATCAAGTTTATCAATTTCTTTCTTGAAATCAATAAGAAGTTTTGATAAATTGCCCTTACCTCCAAAGGTGTCACTAATGTCTGCATCCGACATTTTTAACACATTGTCAAGTCCGCCGTATTTACTAAAATCAACACCACTAATTGCCTTTGCATAAATCGTAGCTGACGGAGATTTGTCGTTTGGTGCGCCATTTATAAATGGTTTAATATTAGGCTTTCCATTAATACCATTGAGATAATCTTTCAAATAGCCGTAATAGCTCCAATGCCCAGCAAGCCCCAAATGGTCGCTACCAAAAGCATAGTGTGCAGCACTATCACTACCCATAACCTTAGCGAGTTTCTGATACAAGTCATACTGCTTTGATAATAGGTCAAGCTTCTCTGTGAGCGCACGCATAGACCTTTCTGTCGATTCTAACTCCAAATCAGCTTCTCTTTTTGCAGCCTGTGCGCGAGTTTCGGTTATGAAATGACGCTGTTCTTCTGTTTTTGCAAGCTTGGCATATTTATTGGCAAGCCTGTCAAGATTTGCACCAAGTATCTCTGGGTCTGTGAAGTCCTTGCTGACGGATGCAAAACGCTTGTCTGAACGTACAATGCCTTTCGCCCTTTCTTTTCCTACGACATCACGCCATTTATTCCATGTTTCATAATATTCTTCGAGTACGCTCTTTCTTTCTCGCCAACCTTTGAGTATACGTTGTTGCTCTTTATCAAATTTCTCCTTAGCTTTGCTCTTGCCAAAATTACCCGTTCCTTTGTTTTTACCAACATCAAGGCTCACACCATTGCTTTCGGCGAGTCTTTGCCAGCGAGTGTATTCTTTCAGTAAAGATGCAAGTTTTGCACCACCCACTTTTGACGCTTTTGCATCATCATACTCGTTCCTTGCTTTTTTATATCCGTTCTGTATTGCTTGGAAGGCTTCCGTGTACCCTTCACCCTCTTTTGCAATATCATTTATTTCCTTAACAGAGAACACTCCATTGCCGTGCTTTTTTACAAGGTTATGAAGCAGATTCTTACCAACATTGGTTTCTTTGTCATAAGCAGACGGCTCTTTCGTCTTGGCTTTATTGAGATAATCGCCTGCAACTCCGAAAAATTCAAGAAGTACGCGCATAAGCTGACCCTTAGTTTCTTCACTTCCCTGTTTTAATGAGCCAACAACTTCGCGAATCATCGTTGCGACTATTTCTGGATTATCTTTCGCAACCTTTTTTAGTTCATCTGTACTTCTATGAAAATGTCTTGCTATGGCTTCGCTCATTTTTGGAACATCATCATTGGTTATCTCGCCCCACCGCTTATCTACTTTGTTGGTATTTTCAAGATATGTAGAAGCGAGTAACTGAAATGATTTATCGTTTCTCGAAATCTGCGCAATGATTTTATCCCATGCCCCTGATTCTGATAATATACGTAATTGCTGCTCGAACGGCTTCCCTTGTATATCTTTATAGGTGTCTGCGTAATCTTTCCTAATGCTCGCGAGGGCCTTGTGAATTTCGTCCTTATAGCCACTCATATCGCCAAGCGAAGCCTTGTACAATTGGAAACTTGAATCGTACTGCTCCATGTTCTTGTCAATATCATCATTAAACAAGAAGTCGAAACCAGCCTTGCCAGCTGATGCAAGCATTCTTCCGGGTGCCCAGCCATATCTGCCAATGTCTTTCCAATTGCCCATAGAGGAAGCCTTGATGACTTCTTCTGTTGTTTCTGAATTTGCAGACATCCTTTCATGCTCTTCTCTTATATCGTGCATTACACCAAGAAGGACATTATATCTTTCTTGCAAGGTTTTTGCATGGCCAACCTGTTCCTGCATCGACTTCGTATAAAGGTCGCTACCTTCAACGATGCTCTGCATATTCTTAACATTCTCTTCTGTTACACCAGCATTCTTTGCTTCATTTATATTATTGTTCAGTTCTTTGGCTTTTTGACGCGCACTCGTCACCATGTCTTGAACACCATTTTGTACACGTTGTGACCATTGGCTATACCCCTGCCAAAGTGCAAGACCTACGGCAGCACCAATCATCGCTATATTTCCACCTGTAAAAAATCCGCTTATTTTACTTGAAGCCATTGACCATACAGCTTGCGCTCTTGTTCCATTTAAGACAATCGCTTCCTCTTCGGCCTTTAATACCCCTGTCTTGACAAGCAAACTTGTTACGGCTTCGTCTATTAGCCCACGTTGGCGAAGTTCTTGTAATTGGAGAAGATTAAATTGTCCCTGCATGGCAAGTTGGCTATATGCACTCATCTGAACCTCCTTTTGCGAGAGAAGTGTACTTTGCCGCGTAACATTCTGTTTCGCAATTTCCATAGTAATCTCTCCCTCGCCAACCTTTTGCATTTGGGTGAGCGCAAACGACCTAAGCTGTGTTGCCTGTACAGCTCTCATTTGTGTTATAATGCTTGATACACCAAGTTTTGAAGTTGCTAAATCAAGTCCCTTTTTAGCCAAATAAGCACCGCCGAGCGACATTAACATCGGCGTAAGTGTATGTATGTTCCTTATGAGGTCTGTTATTTGGTCAATGATAAACGCAAACGTTCCACCTATGACACTCTTTCCCGAAGCAAAGTCGCCAAGCATAATATCCCACGCGTCTTTGAGTTTATTATATCTACCAAGAAGAGTTTCAGAAAGAACAAACTGCATGTTATAGAATTGACCACCTGCGTCTGTGAGTTGCTGGAAGACCTTATCTACATCTTCAAACGACACCTGTCGCTTAGTTATCATATCCCTAACATTCGATGTCGTAATAGTCTTCCCTTGCTCTTTTGAATACATTTCGGCAAGTTTTTGCAGCATTGGAAGACCTGCATAAGCAAACTGGCGGAGTTCCTTTCCGTCAAGCCAACTTCTTGCTTTCACCTGACCATAAGCAAGACCTAATCGCTCAAACGAAACACCAAGACTTGATGATATATCTGCAATGCGTTTTGTCTTATCATACAACTTGTCTGTTTCAACACCAAAGGCAGCAAGCTGTTTTACATCCTTATTTAATTCTCCGAATGTGAATGGAGATTGTAAAGCGAGTTGTTTCGTCTGCTCGAACAATGTGTTCGCTGCTGATATGTCACCCAAAATGGATTGCAAAGCAATATGTTGTTGTTCTATTTGTCCTCCTGTTTGGATAACACTCATGGCGAATTGTTGCACACCATAAACTATACCGCCTTGCAAAAGTAAACTCTTTATATCGTTAACAGCGCTTGAAGTCTTGCTTGCCGCATCGTGCGCTTGACGGAACGCAGAAGCGAGGTCTCTGGCTGCTCTCGCATTAGCTTCGATAGCCGACTTTGCTTGATTTGCTGTTTCTTTGTATGCTTTCAGTGAAATATTAGCTTCTTGAATCGACCGAGCACCAGCAGAGAAGATAGCTTGTAGTCTGTTGCCGTCAAGAACTTTACTCCCGTCAATATTACCAAGTGTACGTAAATAACCTTGTAATTTACCTAATGACGCCAAAAGGTTCTTATCCTGCATGAAATTAGGTATTGACTTAATATTGCTTATAGCGTCAGAAGTCTTCCTTATTTCACTTCTAAGGCGTACAATACGAGTGGCAGCACTATCGACAGCGTTTGCCATTTTAAGCATTTCCTTTGAAGGACCTTCTCCGCTTATATCATTCGTTTCACGTAGTTTTGCGGATAGTTTGCGAATAGAATCTGTCGCTTTATTGACAGAAATATCCATATTCACAAACTTCTTCATTATATTGTTTAACTCCTGCGAGACGTTGTCTTTAACGCCAAGAGAGAATCCCATATCTCCTAAATTCCCGTCTGCCATATTCTGTTATCCTTTATCGTCTTGTTTAATATCGTTGTTGAAATAATCGTTGAGAGAGATTTCTCTTCCAACACGTGAAGCTTTATGTTTCTTCTCCCATGCCTCTGTTAGTTCGTCTATTTCGGATTTACTTGCATGTTTATTACCATTATCCTTTGTGTAAACGATAATTGGTTGGTCTATCGCCATAAGGTCAATTTGTGCTGCTGTATAACCCCACCAATAATCGTATGCACGTATTCCAAAACGCCGCTCAAATAAGAATGGAAACTTCTCTGCTAAGCTAAACGCTCCTCCCCAGCTTGTTCGGCTTGGAAACGCTCGGCTTCCGCTTTCGTCATCGTCATCATCGCATCCGTCATTGCGGTCGCTAATATGGTAGTGAGTTGAAATGCTGCTGATTGTATTTTTTTTTTAGCAACATTAAGAACACCCAACACCTCCCATACGTCAAGGTCAATGATGTAATAGTAGTATCGCCACAAGAGCCAATAGAAAAAGCGTATCTTCCATACGTTGTTGAGTTGTACAACCGCACACTGCTTGATGCGTTTTTTCCATTCGTTTTTCTCTTTTAACTCTATATGAGTAAATTTCCTCGTTGTACCCTTATGAAGCCATCCAAGCTCACGCTTTTTGCCCCTGAACGTGTATTCTGTAGGATTTTCGTTTAGAATATCATCAAGGACTTCTTGAAGTTCTACGTTTGGCTGCTCTATCTTTTTTGTTGCCATATACTTTTAATTAGTAAAGGGCGACGGCTCTTGTTGAAAGCCAGCCGCCCTTGCGTTGTTGTTATCCTAAAATCTAATACCTATTGAGATTAACTTACACTTTCTTCAACCATGCGATAGAAGGCTTGTCACCAATCTCCAGTGTACCTGTAAGACCAATAGCGTACACCTTGCCATCGTCCATCAAAGGCTTAGCCCAAAGGGCAACACCAGAGAGAATCATGATATTCTCTTGCGTATCGTCCTCAATGACGAATGTACCAGTAATCTTATGCTTGGTAGGAGTAAGAGCCTGACCTTTGTAGTTCGCGCTGCCAATAGTAGCCTGAACGTTATCCTTAACAGCATCCTCTCCGTGCGCCCATTTCAAAACATCTGCGTGCTTTGTTGGTACGGTGAACGAAATCTCGAAGTCGCCAATCTCTGCGGTTGACTGCCAATCGCCATTCATACCAATTACCTTGTAATGGGTCAACGATGGGTCACCTTGCTCAATCTTCAGTGAATCTACCTTCACAGGAATGTCGAGTTCGGGAGCAAGAGCAATAGCCGTTGCACTGCTAAGGTCGATTGTAGCCTTTTGGAACATAAGAGAAGAAGGGCCAGAGAAAATATCCTTCAACTCGGTTTTCTTTTTCATTGCCATAGTGTTATCCTTTTTATTGTGAAACTTAAATTACTTTGTGTTTAATTGCGCTTGTATGAATGTCACATGAAATCCCGACTTGTCACTCGTCTGTAGGGTTATCTGTGGCTTGTTTATCTTAAAGTCTTTTGTGTTGATAGGGAAAAGCTTTAGAATTGCACTAACTTTTTCGTCCATTGTCTTAATATCCATACTATTAGGATTGTTTGCTGATGCAAGGTCTCTAACGTAAATCTCTAAAACAACAGAGGTAGAGAAATCATTATATTCACCACGTTCACCAAGTTCATTGTTGTAAACCGCAGAGGGAAGGCTGATAACGATATAGCTACTCGGTCTGTCTGTAACCGAAGCTGGCCTATCTTGATAATACCCTTTATCGCAGATACCATTCACTGCCTTTGCAATGCCGTAATATAATGTTTTCAAACTTACCATATCTTCTTTGATGATGCACGTTTTGCTACTTCGTCTTTGATTGCAACCATAAGGTTATGCGCCTTAAATGCGTGAGGAACGGCCGCAATCACTCTCACAGCCCACGTATGGGACTTTGGAATATCATTAAACATGTCTGTAAGGGCCTTCCTTGATTCAGTAGGTCCGTCAACACGCTTTTCTCCAGATGTGGCTACGTATGGAGCACCGCCGAAGGAAATAAATGGATCTGCGTAGAAAGGACGAAACTTTTTCATTCCCCTTATTAGCGTTTTACATAGTGGCGCTTTCTCTGTGTCACCGACAGAATAAATTGCAAAAGGAACACCCTTATAATAAGCTGCCGAACTAATTGATGTAAACAGGTTTCCCGTAACATCATAGAAGTCGTTTTCATCGTATGGATTATGCTTTGCAATAGCAGCATCTATTGCCTCGACCGCAATGGCGTCGACAATTTGCTTAGCCTTTTCAACTGCATAGGCGTTGAATGGCTTGAATATTCTTTTCTGAAATTGCTCTGCTAAACTTTCCATAATAACTACACTCTTACCAATTCCCAATAAACAATTGTTCTGTCGTTGTCAGGTTCACTGTCACGCACTCGACCAATCTCTGAATTTTCACCAACAGTTACTTGAATGGTATCTCCGTCAAGAGGCTGTCTGTCAACTGCCCATTCGTCATATCTGACGGGTATCGAAGCCTTCCTCTTGTTGATGTCAACCTTGCCCATACCGTTGGTTGTTGTGTCAGTGAACGAGCGTCCGCATCCATCATAAAGAACTACCTCTTTTCGCTCTGTCTTGGTTTGAGGAGTGGAAGTGTCATTTGAAGCAAATGGGTCCTCATCTTCAATCTCACTCGCGTTTTCAACTGGCACAACCTTTTCCAAGATGCGCACAATCTTAATCGTGTGAGGATAACGAGGGTTGCTTGTAACTTCCTTTCTCATAATATTACTTCTTAGCGAATGATATGCGGAAGAAGATTGCCTGCCAAGTCTGAATTGGCACGCTTTATCCCACCACTATTCATTCTAAAAGTAGTTTTTCTTCCAAAGACAGAAGACGGCTCCAGTTCCTTATAAATGGCATTAGCTTCGTTTTTCAACTCCTTAATGTCATCATTTGTAAGCTGATAACCGCCAGACGAGTGCGTCCATCCATTATCAGTATCAGAAGTATTATTGACTTTGCTCGGACCGAGAATCATCCATTTCAGTAAGTCTGCATACGCAAGGCGCACCTTTGTTCTATCGCTATCCATTATAGGGGTTTTTGCTTCAATCTCCCTATCAACGAATATCGGATAGAGTGCATCAACAGGTACTTCAAACTTTACCTTTGCAAGGATATAATCTTCAATCGTGTAAGTCTTTTCTACTCCTGATACTGCTTCCATACAAGTTCAATCTAATTATTAATCGGCAGTGTTAATGTCGATGATATAGTGGTTCGGGAACTCAATCAAAGCAGGACATGCTGACAACATAACGTCAGTGTGCCACTCCTTGAAACGACCATTATCCATTGTTGAGTTAATAACAAGAGATAAGCCGTCATTTCCACGACCAAATACAGATGTGATAGTGTTAGCACCGAACTGCTTAATCATCTGCTCGTCAAGGATTGACTTATACTCAAACTCGACTGCATCGCCTGCTGGACGAAGAACAACTGTGCCGTCCTTCCAACCCTTGACAACCTCTTCCTTAGAGTGTGTCTTGTTGCTTTCCTGCTCAACAACAATCTCGATAGGAGAAACACCCTCCAAGTCGACAACTGCCTTGTTCCACTCTGATGCGACAACAGGGATTTCCTGTGTTGAAGCAAGGTAGTTCAACTTGCGATAGTTAGAAACGAACTCACGAACTTCCTTGTTCTTCAAGAAGATGTTGTAGAAGTCGTTACGTGTCATCTGCCATACCATTGGACCAGCGTAGTCACCCATCTGATGACGTACCTTATCCTCTAATACTCGCATCTGTGTAAGCAACTTGCAGTCAGCGTCCGCCCAAGTCTTTACACCTGCCTTCAAGAAGTTACTTATTGGAACTTCTGCCTTGTGTAGAGGAAGTTGAATACCACGACCGATACCCGTGTAATCAATCTTTGCAGTAGTCATCAATTGTGCAGTCATGAAGTTCATGGTTGCATCCACTGCATTGAACTTATCCTGCAACTTGCCAACATAGGTTGCGACAATGTCCGCATCGTTGCCAAACTGCTCAAACATTCTCACCTTGTAGTTACGCTCTGCTGCGGTTTCCACAATACCCTCTGCAATGAAGTCAGGAATAGGTGCGGTGTAGAACTTCTCGGTTGAGCCATCTGTTTGGTTGCTATCTCCAAGCGGTGCTCGAAGGTCCATTAGATGAGGTGCCTGCAACTTGCGAGCCTTAACAGAGAATACTGCTGTGCCATCTGCGTTTGAAGGTGTTTCTGCTGCTGCTTTACGACCTTGTGTCTTGTACCAACCATAGTTAGTGTAGAACAAAGCACTATTATCAAGGAATGACTGCAAGAAACGATTGTTCTCTGGACTTGCAAAGAACTTAGCGTATCTTGAATCTTCAAAATTGTATTTTGCCATTTCGTTATACCTTTTAAGAGTGAAACATTAGAGTGAGAACCAGCCTGCAACCTTACTTGTGTTCAGTGCGAGAACACTTGCCGGCATTGGAGACATCTTTGCTTTGTAAAGTATAGTACTTTCGTTAGCAAGACACGGGGTGAACAGATAGCGTGCGCCCTCGAAGTCGTTGTTTGTTGCAGCAGGGTTGTACACAAAATCAAAGTCTGAAGGTGCATAGCAGTTAGGATTAGTAACAATAGCTTTAGCACCTGTTGCAGCCTTGTCTGCTTCCACAAGAACAGCCCCAACGGCTGCTGTAACAGCAGCACTAACTGTCAACTTCCAAACATCACCTGCGGTATTGTCCTTCGTTGCTTCTACTGCGGTAATAGTCACACCTGTGCCTGTACCTGTAAGAGTGTTCGGCGCAACCATGAGAATATCACCAACGAATGGGATATGACGGAATCCGTCACGCTTAATGAGGACTTCGGTTGTTGATGCCGCCTTGGCAACCTCGTAAGTCTTCATAATCTTAATAGTAGCACCTGTATCACCCTCGATACCCGGATTGTACTCTAAAAGGTCACCTGCAAAAATCTTCGCATTGCCCTTAAAAGGATTCACGAGAACTCCACCGATTGTTGGATAAACCAACCCGTTCTTTGCACTTGACTGCAACTTAACGAACACGTTACGACTGCCGCCAATCTCGCCATGAGCCTGAATCAGTACAGAGCCTTGGAAAACTCCCGCATTGAGAATCCTTTGCTGATAAAAATCAAGTTCTGTCATTTCGATTAATGTTAATTGTTAAACTGAATACCTATTATTCGGTCTTTGGGTTGTGTCGTCCAACGATGTTGCTAACGTCGCTCCAGTCCTCTTTTTCTTCCTTGCCACTGCCATTACCACCTGCATGTGGTTTACCGATTTCAATTCCTGCTTCCTTGATGTCAGCATTGTACAACCTCTCCGCTTTCTCAACGAGAGATTTTAAATCGACATTTTCACTTGGAATTTCAAGTTTTGAAAGGGCGGACTTGGCAAAGAAGTCGTTGAGTTTCAAACCTGCGTTTTCAAACTTCTCCCTAAGACCTTTTCTGACAGAATCCATTGTAGCGTGCTTCGCTCTCTCGGTCTGCTCTTGCTTGCGTGCGTTACGTTCCTCATCAAGTTCAGCTCTAAGGTTTTTCAATTCCTTCATGATTTCGCTTTCGCTACCCTCATTACTCTCGTTCTTCTTAGAACTACCTTCACTTCCCTCTTTCAGCTTCTTTTCAGCTTTATCCTTGTACTCCTTTACCTCTTTCGAGACATCGGAGTGAAGATTGCCGTCCATTCGCTTCAATCGGTTTGCAACTCTTTCGACAAGCTTGGCATTTGATTCCTCGTTGTCTCCAAAATCACCTAAAACGTCATCAAGTTCTTCGTTGATTGTACGCTCGCTAAGTTTCAACTGGGTGCTTCCCAAACTTTTGTTTACTAATTCTTTGAGTTCTTCTCTTTCCATTAGTTGTTATCCTGAATGATTAATCGTTGCAGGAGAAGGAATCGAACCTCCGACCTGTTGGTTATGAGCCAACTACGCTACCTCTGCGCCACCCTGCGGTATAAAAAAATGCATAAAAATGCTATTTTGAAAACAAAAATATGCATAAAAAATGAATATTCCAAATAAAAATGTATATTTTTGCATAAAAGATTGTATATTTATTCATTACATGGCAAAGATTGAGAATATTTCAGGGTTTAATTTACCAAAAGGAGACGCTGTTTATACGCAAGAGTATATTCAATCTTTGCGTGATTTAGACCGAAAATCTCCAGATAAACTCAAAATCATAGCGCAGAAAGGCGCACAGGAGAGAATACTCTCCGTAGATGCTGATATTAAGATAGTTGGAGGTTCGAGAGGTGGACCATTGGAAAGAAACACTATCGTGCTTACAAAAAATGGCAAGAAAGCTATCAAGGATATTGAGTGTGGCGACATAGTATTTGGTGTAAACAGAAAAGAGATAAGAGTTCTAAGTAGGTCCGATTATTCTCAACTTGATTGCTTTGTTGTCACGCTTGAAAATGGGAAACAGATAACATGCTCTGAAGACCATGTATGGTGCGTGATATTAGAAAACAAACATGCGGAGATAGTTGGCAATACTCATGCTTTTATTACAAAAGAGATTGCACATTATTTATCCAAAGGCTACAAGGCGTATCTGCCTGTATGCGACAAAGATAACGAACTGCTTGAAGTTGTTTCATGCAATCAGGCAGGGAAACACGACTGCTGCTGTATAGCCGTAGATGGAGAGGATTCTGTTTTTCTGCTTGATGATTATATCATCACCCACAATAGCAAATCCTTCTCTGCCCTCATGGAAACACTCAAGGATATTCGCAATCCCGATTTTCATGGTTTGATACTACGAAAGGAAAAGAACGACCTTGATTCTCTTATTTCGGATTCATACAAGGTGTATTCTCAATTTGGAACTTACAATAAGTCACAGAACGATATGACATGGAATTTCCAAAACGGAGGGTGGCTGAAATTCTCATATTACACTGGGGCATACCAAGATTTCAAGGATAGATTTCAAGGTCGTCAGTATTCCTATATCGCCATTGATGAGGGAACGCAAGTAGAATACAAGAAATTCAAATATCTACTCACAAATAATCGTAATGCAGCACATATCCGCAATAGGTTTTGGATAACGTGTAACCCAGACCCTGAAAGTTGGGTTCGTAAGTTTATTGATTGGTGGGTGGACGAAGATGGCTACATTATTCCAGAACGCGATTGCAAAATTAGGTTCTGTTTTATGGACGGAGATACGCCCGACCAAATCTATTGGGGTGACACTCGCCAAGAAGTCTACGAGCAATGCTCTTCCATTATTGATTCTCTTTGGAAGGACGAGTATGGTGAACTTGGTTATACAAAACTTGACATGTTCATCAAGTCCGTAACATTCATTCGTGCGGACGTGTCAGAGAATATAAAGCTTATCAGCACTGACGCTTCATATATTGCCAACCTTGCCCAACAAGACGAGGAACAGCGTATGCGTGACCTCGAAGCAAACTGGAACTGGAAAGCGGCAGGCGATGATATGGTTAAAATTGAAGATTTGGAAGGTATCTTTGGTAATTCCATGCAGCTTGACGATGAGGTGCATCGTGCATCTGCCGATATTGCCTTTACAGGTGGTGATAACTTTGTCATGTGGCATTGGGTGGGCAGACACACAAAAGACCTTGTGGTTATGCGTATAGATTCAAAAACGATTGTGTCAGTGGTCCAATCCAAGCTACGGGAATGGGGCGTTGAGGAATGTAATTTTACATACGATATGCAAGGGATAGGGCAATATTTCAAGGGATTTTTCCCTGACGCAGTCCCATTTAATAACCAAGCTGCCCCAGTGGCTCTTGATAGAAAGGAAGAGGAAGGTATCAAGTATTTATATAAGGACTTGAAGTCACAATGTGCTTTCATGTTCTATACAGAGATAAAAGAAAGAACAATATCTATTGAGCCTGCATTACTTGAAAGAAAGTTCAGTGGTAATGGATTTAAAAACTTACCACTTAGGCAGATTCTAATGAAAGAAAGGAAGTCGCTTAGGAGGGATGAAATAGGTGCCGATAGAGGTTTTAAGTTACTACCAAAGAAGCTTGCAAAGAAATACGTTGGTCACTCACCTGACTTTTGGGAGAGTTGGTTTTACATAGAGATATTTAGGTTAACAAAAAAGAAACATAAAAAGGCTAAGGGATTATGGATGATTTAACAATGAATTACAGAGAGGTGCTGACAAAAAAGCCGTGGTGGAGAGTTACACCAAAGGGGTACATGCAGCATAACATACAGGAAAGAAGGGACGATGCAGGTGACATAACTATGCCAGAGGACCACTTGTATAGAATTGTTATGACGCAAGCGGACTTCTTACGTGAATACTATCCATCGGCGCACGCTATCTTTGACGAAACAAAGTACCCGGACATTTACAAACAAGACCCAGAAACAAAAAAGTGGTACAAGCAACCTATCACACGAACATCTTTTGCATTTCAACAGGTGATAGCAACAAAACATATCCTTCACCTCACAGGAAACGATGTTCAGTTTGAAATCGCTGACGGGGCGTTAGATAAATCCAAAGAGGAAGAATATCAAAAGAATCTTATCAAATTCAAGAAGTGTTGGTTGCTTTCCAACATGGAGATAAGAAACTTTGAAGCTATTCGTTCATTGATGATTACAGGCGATGCCGCCGTGGTAGGCTATTTTAATAATGGTAAGTTTGGTGCAAAGTCTTTGTCTTATCTAAATGGTGATACACTCTATCCTCATTTTGACTCTATTACAGGCGAACTCGAATTATTTGCACGTAAATACTACGATTATGACGATGACGGCATAGAAAAGATAGAATACGTTGAGGTGTGGGATGACGTAAATATCTATCGTTACAAGCGTGGCGTGAATGAAAGGGGTGTTTATGCATTTCTTAAAAAGATATTTAACCTTGACGGATTTGAACTCATTACTAAAAAGCCACACGGATTCCCATTTCTCCCTGTTGCTTATGTACGTAACGAGGACGGACCATGTTGGCATGCCGTACAAAAGAATATTGAGGACTATGAGGAAGCGTTCTCTCATCTGTGCGAGAACAACAAGGCGTATGCGTTCCCTATCATGTACATGAAAGGGTCTGGTGATGATATTAGCGTTATGGGTGACAGCAATGGTGCCGCAAAACTCGTTACAATGGAAGATAAGGACGCAGAAGCTGGTTTCCTTAATGGAACGGATGCTTCAAACGCTTTCGCAACGCAGCTTGATAAGTCGTATGACCTTATCTATGAATTGTCGTTCACTGTGAAACCGCCAGAGTTAAAATCTGGAGATTTACCGGGTGTTGCACTCAAATTACTCTACTCCCCTGCATTGGAGATTGCAATGAATGATGCACAACTATTGCAGCCATTCGTTGATATGCTTACAAAAATGGTTAAGTTTGGCATTGGCTTTGAGGAAAATCAGACCGCAACATATTCGGAATTGCCTGTTAATGCATGGATTTCGCCGTACATACACAGCAACTCGACAGAAATTATTACAAATTTAGCAACTGCGGTGCAAAATAAATTTATCTCACGACAAACTGCTTCCGAGCGTTGCCCGGACTTCCCGAAGAATGATGAGTATGCACGCATTATTGCAGAGGAAAAAGAAAAACAACAAATGGACTTGCTCACTCAACTCGAAATGCAGGACAACCAGACAGAGAACAACATTGAACAGGAAGAAGCAGCCGCACGTATCAACCATGGCAAAAGTGGTAGTGACCTTAATCAGCCAAAGGGTGGCAAAAAGAGAGGACGACCCAACGAATTTCATACAGATAAGTGGGGCAATAGGGTTGGTGAGAATAATTGGGATAAAAATAAAAGATTTTAGTTCGTATGAGCGAAATAATTTTCACACAGACATTTCAACGCAAGGCGGCAGGGTACGGGCTTAAAGATGCTCGTTACCTTTGCTATGCCGCCATGAGAGCCGCAGGTATTGGTATCAATGATGCGTGGAATTTGACATTTCAAAACGCAGGTTTGACATGGGATAAAAACAGGCTAAAAGCGGAACAACAGAAACTTGAAAGTCTTGATGGAGTGCAAAAGTTCATAGAGGAGATTAAGAAGGAAAACGAGGAAAAAGGGGACGCTTCTGAAATCTCCACAGATGAACTTGCAAAGGCGACATCAAAGGAAGCTATATTGTCAGATTTACTCAAGGCACGTAAGTTAGTAAAGCCGAACTCAAAGGAGTGGCTCGACATGACGGCAAAGATTGCAGACTATGCACGTATCAAGCAGGACGAAATCAAGGAGGAAGATACGACTATCCACTATTATCTCCCCGTCAATTACCCAAAGACGTGTAAAGATTGCTTGATTTGGCAAAATGGCAAAGCAATAGGCCCGAAGAAGAAATAACAAAAAAGGAGGCGCAAAACACGTCTCCTTTTCTGTATACATTAAATTCGCTTGAAAGCACTACCAACAAATTCCTCATTAAGACTCAACAGAAGAGCACTGTCGAGAAATTCATGCGCTGTAGAAAGGCTGTCAATAAACTTGTCGTTTATTACTTCGTAATTAGGGTATATCTTTTCAAAGTATTTTGTAATCTTATCAGAGACTTCTTCTAATTGCCGTTTCAGTTCCAGTACTTCACTTGTACCGTCACTAACTTCTATCGTTTTCATACAGCTACCTCCTTCCCTGTTTTCTTTGAAAAGAGATTGATGAAGTACACTTGTCCCTTTCCATTTACCTTTGTTGTAATCGTAGTGTGCATTGCTCCATTGTCGCCACTCCGCACGCCTTTCTTCAATTCAAACAGATGCGCCCAACGCTGATTGGGTATATTATACCGCTCGCCATGACTGCTAAGATAACCATTTTCTCTTAACCACTTGAATAATCGCTTCTCTCCGATGTCATAACCATTCTGTTTGATTAACTTTGCAAGTTCTCCAACAAGGCAAGACGAATCCGAACCCTTTACAGCATCAGTGAAAACTACTGCCGGCTTTTGGGATTCTATAATCTCCGCTTGATTCTTGTTTTCTAAAGCAAGTCTTTCTTTTTCCTCTTCCGCTTTAATAATCATCAACGCAAGGTCTTTGCGTGACACTTGGTCTGTGGTAATGAGATAGCTGCCAGTCTTGCGAAGAGTTGGTAGTACATCTCCACACACCCAATCTTGGAATGGTTCCGCCTGTGGCTTGTCAGAACGCATGATAACTTTGCAGAGATTCTTCTCGTTGACAAAAGTCATGTCAACGTCTTGCATGGCGGGACTTCCGTCTTTCTTAACCCCCGTCTGTACCCCTACCTTAATTGAATTAACCCCGCGTTGGTCAAGTCTGTTTTTGGTCGGTGTAACTTGCAGCTCAAGCACTCTGCATAAATCTGCCAAACAGAACAACGGATTCTCCGCTGTCCCTACCGTCCGAATGTCTCCAAACATCGGACTACTGAAAATTTGAATTTCGTCCATTTCTGCGATTTTTTAGACGATTGAACATTGTCGGGTTGATACACAAAAAAGCGTACCGCTACCCTTTGTCTAATGCTTCGCAGTGAGAGCACGGCTACACCATTATAATGCAGCCAAGGGGCGATACGCCAGTATCGTTGTTTTCTCAAAAGCAGACGAGCATAAAAAAATGCCCCTCCGTATTAGTGGAAGAGCCGTAGCATCGTCCACTGCGAATTATTAGACAATGCAAAGATACGGCAAATCCGCATACTTGCAAATGTCAATCGTGTTAAATAATTATAATTCCTTTAGTTTGGTATCAAATCTTTTTCCCATGTCATGAAGAAGTTTAACAACATCGTCAATACCCTCGTTGTCGAGGTAGATATATCTATTTGGTAAATCCTTTGACTTGGCAGAAATAACAATCGTGCTGTCTTTGTGTTCTTTAATATATGCGAGTAAGTTTTCTGTATTAGACTTCATCTTTAACAAATGAAATACTTCCTCTAAATTTTTAATTTCCACAGTCTTATTGTTTTTTAAGTTCTTTATTATCAAAAATGAATTTAACTCCACAAACGCAACGATGGTGCGCTGGAATAAGCATACCCTCACTCATTTTGTGAGGAACACTTGCAATAGTGTCACAAACATCACATGGGAAAGACGAGTTGCGGTATGTCCGATACCCCACGGCTCCGACTGATTTTCCATACTCAATCTCAATGTGTCCCCATGAGAGGTTTATAGTATTCTGCACATTTCGTATAATGTTCTCATACGATGCCGTATAAATACCTTTTCCTCGATGCGGAATCTCCACTGCTTTATTTTCAGCCTTTGCCGCTTTTGACATTAACGACAGATTGTATGGGTCTTTGTACGAACTACGCACAGCATTGATGATTTTTCTTTCGTCATAGCGCAGAGAAACGCCCGCTTTGACCAATTTCACTATATCTTCTGCAAAGTCGCTTAGATACTCGCTATTGCGTTGCATATAAGTCTTACCAAACACTTCCTGCTTTAGATAGTTGCTTACAAACTCTTTGGTATCTATTTTCAAAACCCTTCCACCTGCTTGCGAATAGGCTTCTACATACTTTTCAATAGCTTTCTCTGCGTTTGCAGCAATCTGACGTGCTTCCTTTTCGTATTGTGCAACATTAGACATTGTTTTACTTTGATAGTAGGGTCTGTATTTCCTCGCTGCCTTGACAATGTTTTCTGCCGTCTTCCAAAGAATGTTCGCTACGTGGTCAGCCGCGTTTCTTTGTGCCTGCGCCCTCTTGCTTGCAAACAATAGGCTACGTTGCTTTTCACTTAAAACCATATCGTATCATAAAGAATTATTAACAAGGCTATCAATATGTCTGCAAATGTTGCGACAAAAAACAAGCACGTAACGTCTTTCAATGATATTGGGGATAATATTGCAACTAAGACGATAAACGCAATGAACGGCACAGCTATTGCTATCAACCTGAACAACGCTCGCAATTTTACTCTGTACAAAAACTGCTTTTCGGCACGCTCACTTAACTCTAAAAAATACTTTCTATATTCTTCGTCCATATTTTCTACCTTTTTCTGTTTACATATCTTGAATAGTTATTTTATGCTCCACCATCTGACGGCTAACCCAATCCACTGCTTTTTCGTGCATATCATTGGCTTTATTGTCGTCTATTTCGTTAAGAGCCCAATCGCACCCTAAATAGATTTGTCTTTTTACATCAATATCGTGAAATTCCATATCAGATGTGTCAGAATAGAATGCCATCGTTTCGTAATATCTATCTAATCCAACGGTGTCAAGCGCGGAGTGACCAACATATTCGATTACCATTCGACCAACGGTACTGACAACAATAAATTCTCCTTCATATTCTAAAAGAGTATTTCTTCTAAAGTTGCATCTATCGGAACATATAAAATGACCGGCCCACCCACGTTCTGTGCGCTTAACCATATTCTCTCCATTTGTAGTAGAGTTCTGTTTCATCTTCTACCTCCTCTCTTTGCAGCCTTCCTTGCTTCCATTGCCTCCTTTGCCGCTTTTCTTTCAGCACGCAACTTCATTTGTTCTGCGTTAATGCGCCTGTTTTCCTCTTTTTTCCACTCACGCATTAACGTTTTCTGCTCTTTCATCATTGATTTAACGATTGTGTTTTGCAATTTCTCCAAAATAAATTTTAGAGATTCATCATCGCGAATAAATACAGGATAACACTTTCCCTTATGTGTTTCGTAAAAGCGTTTTCTATCTTCTCCATCAATTTTGATAGCAACCCTTGTATCGGGCAGAAATACATCACTATGACCAAACCATACGTTCTTGTGTTGCCGATATTTGACATTGTTTTCTTCTAAGAACACAATCACCTTTTTTAGTTTCGTTTCATTTTTCATTGTACATTTAAGTATTTGTTAATTTCTTTTTTATTCTCTTTGAAAAACATATTGAATATTGTTTCAACGTCCTCTGCTTTTACAACTTCGTTTTTCATCCATGTTACTTTCCAAAACACCCAATGCTTTTTGTCAAGTTTGAGTGTTATATGAACGAAGTGCATTGACGTTGCCACCTCCATAAGGTTTATAGGGTAGCCACAAACGTCACCATCGTATTTTGCGTACGTCCTTACACCTTGTTCCTCATCTATCAGACGAAAGTCGAGTTTTGTTAAAAGCCAGTTCTCAAAATATAAGCGTCTCATAACTATGCATTAAGCAACAATCTAAACGTTTCTTTCCCTTTTGGCGTTATAAGTGTCTGAACACCTGTCCAACCATTGCTGTCGCTTTTCGTGTCCTTGACTACGAATAAATTATTGTCGTAATCAGCATGAGGACGTAGTTTGCCTGCTTTGTTGCGATATACATACTTGTTTTCAATCAAATAGGCTATGAATTTCTTTTGTTTAACTCCAATCTCTTTTGCAGCATCACGAAAGCATACATTAAGACCTCTATCAATGAGGGCATCAAAATAACCCACCTTTGGTGAATCCAATCTAATTTTGTTTTCAAGTTGCTTAATTCTTTCGTTCCGTTTCTCAATAGTTGAAGTTGCAACGAGTAAGGCTTTAGCCATAATCTCTTCATCAGTCATATCATCAGACGTTGCGATATAACCTCCTGTCTTACGTATTGACGGCAAAACTTCGTGTGTAACCCATTTTCTAAAAGGCTTTGCTTTCGGACTATCACTTCTTACAACAACATCGTACATACCACCCTCGGTTACAAACGTGGTAGCTTGTAATCTTCCAAGATTATCGGTGACGTCCACCAAGTGGACATCATCACAATCAACCCTCTCTTTCACATTTCTTGGATTTGAAATGTCGATAGCATTACAAATATCATTCAAGCAAAAAATAGGCTCACCATCAATATTCTCAACTCGAATTTGACCGAACTGTTCATTCTCAAATACTTTTACTTCATTTTCCTCCATATATTTTAAATTTCTTAGTTCAAAAAAAATGAGGTCGCAAGCAGCCACCCACTGCCTACGACCTCTATGTAAAGTTATACCTATCGAGTTCTTTCACTTCATGCAAGTCGGGTGGGACTTTCTACTTGCAAAGATAGATTGTTTTGTAGTACTACACAAATTATAAACGTTAATACTACTTAAATTATGAATCTTTTTCGCTTAACACTTCACTTTTTATGTATTATTCATTATCTTTGCAATGTCAAAGACAAAATCTCTGTGGCTATTAAAAATAGATTATTTTTCATACTATATAAAAGGCGGCTGGAGAAACCTTTAGAGATTCTGTTCTCCAGCGTAAGTCCTAACAAGTAGGATATGTATAAGACATTAAACATACCAACAGAATTATTACAGCAATATCGCTTTGATAAGATTGATATTGAAATGATTGCTGTGGCTATTATTGTAAAGTCTTTGCATGAAAATTCTACATTATACTTAGATAACCTAAGCATACAGGATTTTGGAAAATTAATCTGTGTTTCATACTACAAAGCAAAGAAACTTCTTGAAGCCGCAAAACAAAGCAATTTCTTTATCTTTAATGAAAAGAAAAACAGCTTATATGCTGGAAAAGCCCTTCAAAAGTAAAGTTATCATAACACGTGGAAAGCATGGACAATATCAATCAGCTGAAGATTTCGTTCGCAAGATTGATATACAAGCTGAACACGCGGCTTATGTAGACGGAAAAGAGAAGATAATAAGCGTATCGCTTCGCAAAGTGGTTGTTATCTTGCGAAGGACATTGCTTGAAAACGCAATCGGTGCAGAGGAAAGGGAACGAGTTAAATCGAGAAAAGCCGTTTCGTGCAACCCTGACACTAAACCGATACCTATGCGTAGTTTAGCAAAGTCTTTCGGAATGAGCAAATCATCTGCAAGCAGATATATCAAAGGAATGGTAGATGACAAAGAAGTAAGCAAGAGTGAAATGGTAACTGAATGTGTCATACCAAACCTTAATGATACAACCACACAAGAATATCTAAATAGACCTTATCACAGACGCTTTATTGCGTGGTGTAATCCAAAGACGGGACATTGGTCTGGTTGGACAAACTTAGGATGCAGATACGCCATAACAAATAGCAAAGTGAAGGATAGCTTTCAACACGTCATCTATAATCATAAAAAAAGATTATCAAGTGTTGTTAACAATAATAATCCTCTCGCTTATCTTGATAATTTTAATGCTTAAATCTATGGTAAATATTATTTTAGATTTTGGGACGTTATTAATTAATCGAGTTAATGCTATAATGCCTTATGTAAATATATAACGTGTGTATGCGCGCGAGAAAGCGTACGTGAATGTTGTATTAATCACACACGTGTAAAAACTATAAGTAAAACCCTTTGTAAACTTACGATTTTCATTAAAATTTTGGTGTGCAATATGGAAAAACCGCAAAAATCTTGTTTATAAACAGAAAATTAACTATATTTGCAACATGTATTTGAAGGTTATGTTTACGGATAAAAACTAAATTTGTCATAATAGTTTAATTCGGACATAATTCTTTATTTTAATTGGTTAATAATGAGGGTTGTTCGGGAGAATTGCCCTCTTTTTGTGTTTAATTATTCTTAGCTTTACCTTTCTCCTCAATCATGCCGAGAATCTTCTCCAACTCATACGCAATTGAACTATCATGAAAAGTTGGTGTAATTGCAGGAATCTCACCCGTTTCCAATGCTTGCTCAATAACGAAAAGTGCATCTTGCAATTTTACATAGTCTTGCAACTCGTCAATTACTCTATTCATTGCGTCCATTTTCCACCTCCTTTGACATGTTTATTAATGTCGCCTTGTGTTCCTCGTTTTTGAGAACCTCATCGGCTGCATCTTCGCTCTCCTTGATTTCCTCCTCTGTCGGCTCGCCTTTCTTTGCCATGCGGTCAAAATACTTGTGCATGAGTTTCTGCTTCTCTGCCATATACTCCATATCTCCAACGACAGATGTATCAGCAAATATGCACCGCAATATATTCGTAAGGTTATCCAACGCTACTCCATAAAATTCTCCATTTTCGTTTACGGACATCTCATCAATCGCCTTAAAGAACGACATTCCAGACACCCACTCAACGCTCCACGAACCACTAATGGTTGATGCCTTGATGAACTGCAATCCTTCACGCTGCAATTCTTTTTGAATATCTTTTGGGATATTCATTTCGTTATACAGCTGGCGCATCTGTTCCTTTGTTAATGTGCGTGTAAACTTCTTGATGATAAAATTACCTGCATGGTAGATTTTACCCATTTCTAATCCTTTTTGTTCCATTGCTTAAACGTTATCAATGATTTTGTTTGTTTCCCGTCTTTTGGCAAGTTCTTGGTGCTTTTGCAAGTACCAAATAGCCTTGTCAATATCTTCCACCTCTTTACCCTTTAATTCGGCTCTCACCAAATATTTGAACGCATTGAGTTTACAGAAAGCTTTTGTTTCGTCAATACCAAACACGTCCTCCATAATATCAATGCACTCCAACTTGCCGTGATTATAATGCAAGGGGTGATTTACGTTCTCTTCTGTCATAACCTAACCTTCCAGATTTTCGTTAATATCTCCCTTCTTATCTGCAACGTAGACCGCATGAGCAATCAACAGCGCATCGCTATTCCAAAGAGTAACCTTCTGATCAGGAAACAACTGTTCAGCAACGAATTTCAGACGATTTTTGTATGCAGTCTTTGTTTCGTCCTTTTTCCTTGACTTTATACCAAGACCACGCATCCATGTGTTTGGTAAAACCTCAATAGTCTTCACCTTTGCTGCCAGCAATGCCATTTGAAGCCAACCAAAGCCTTGTCCGAACTTGAACATACTCGCCGCACCATCACCGGGACGTGCGTGTACCTTTTCCAAATAACACACAACATCATCATCGGTGTATTGCTGAAAGAACTGCAAAATACCACCCATTGTTTCTGGCATCTTTACAACCTGCAACGCTTTGCCGTTTTCGTCAAGCGATACCAAACCTCCTGCACGTCCAGGGTCAATTCCAATAAATACCTTTGACATATCACTCTCCTCCTTTCTTTCCTTCTTTTTCCAACTGCTTTCCTACGATGATTGCAGCCATAGCCAACGAAAGACCTTTTTTCTGTTCGTCGGGTAATCCTATATCTGAAAGGCTGATACTAAAAGAATCTTTCTTCATTATTGCACCCATAGTGTCGTCACTCAAAGGAAGTCCGCTATATACCGATATGGCATAAAACAAACCTTTATCGACTTCTACCTCTATATTACACTTAATCTTATCCATAAAACCTACTTTTTTCGTGGTCTGCCAGCTTTTCGTTTTGGCTTCTCACTCTGTTTAACAATCTCCTTTGCACCCGTATGACCAAAGCCGCCATCGCCGCGCTCCGTTTCATCAAGGGTATCAACTTGCTTAAACTCTGTTTCGGGTACTTCAACAAACTGCATCTGTGCAATGCGTGTTCCCTTTGCGATGAACATGTATGACGCCAACTCATCGTGAACGTCAATGATAACACCGACAATACCAGTGTAATCGCTATCTATTGTGCCAAGCAACACATCTGCGTCAAGACGCTTTTTGTATAACTCACACAACTGCTCGTACACAACCTCGATACCCTTTGAAGCAAAGCCACTTCTTGACTTCACAATGGCTGCCATGTTCTTTGGCAACTGCAAACGGAAGCCGAGCGGCAACACCTGCCGCCCACGCTTCAACTTGAAATCCTCTGGAACAAATAGGTCATAACATGCAGCACCTTTTGTTGCTTTCTTCGGCAAAACACCGCCTTCAAGCACAATCTTTACTTCTTGCATCCCAATACCCTTTCTTCAAAATCTTTTCCCGCAACGAATTTCAACACCTTTTTTGCAGGCACATCAATCGTTGTCTTGTTCGTAAAGTTATACGCTTTCTTTGGTTTGCGCTCAATAACCTTTAGCCTAAAGCTATCACGGAGATTGATTTCCTTGCCACCTGCAAGGATATCTACCATCACGTCAATGAAATCGTCAATGAACTGCTTTGAGCGTGTTATCGTTTCGCCGCTCTTCTCTGACAGATATACTGCCAACTCTTCTTTTGTTACTGCCATAATTAATCTGTTTTTAATTGTTAAACATTATCTTTATAAATTTCATTCTGCAATACTTTCCAACAACACTTAGCAACCCAACCAACCATATATGCAGCATGCTCATCGTGTGTCAGACTGTATTCAATTCCTAACTCATCGAAAATGGCATTTGATGCATGCAGACTTTCATGGGCGATATTCTCAACAATCTTGCTTCCACAGAGTTTAGAGCAGTCATAAAAGACTATCAATACGCCGTATTTTCCTGTCTTCTTGCGCATCATCTGTGGATAGGTAGTAGCGTATGCGTCTTCTGATTTCTCAAACTCATAACCTCCATGGGATGCGAATTTATCCTTTACGTCACCCCAACTTGTAGCAACCCACAACTTGCGAGGATATATGTCATTCTTAAACTCTTGGAGCATATTTACCGCTTGATTATCCTAAACACATTGCCGTGATGTTTTTCCAACCCTTTCATATACTCAAAGGCTACCCGTGGGTGGCTTGACATGAATACATCACGGAAATTGAATAAATCTGTTGTCTGGACTATATACATAGCTTATCTTTTATCGTCTGTTATGCTCATAAAAATACAACGACCACTAATACGAACATTTGGTTTAACATGAGGATGTTCTAATTCTAATCGTCTTATAATCTTATGGGCCAGCATCTCGTCTGCCGAGCGAGTTCTATAATGGTCACATATTTGAATCTCTTCTCCGACATTCTGAAATAATTTTTGTATAAAGGTATCGCAACGGCGTGTTGTTCTGCCAGTGCATCTATACTTATCTTGCCATAATCCGTGGGCTTCCGCATATTCTCTTATTGAATCCATTTTATTTCCCTTTCTTTGGTTCTGTCATAATTTCCACCTGTCTCTCCAGTTCTTTGATGCGCTCCTGCATTTTACGGACATCTTCGTAGCAAGCAGAAAACAATGCGGCAAGGTCTCTGTCATTGCAACCTATCAAAAGCGCGGGCTTATAGTCCGTATTTCCTTTTTTCATCATTGCCATAAGATTGAAGACTGCCTGCTTTATCCATGTATGGTCGTGCTGCAACTCGCAGAGTTTGTTGGCTATATTACGATGTTCATCTAACACCTCGATATTAGGACGCGTTTCTTCGATTGCGCAACCGTTATTTGATACACCGTCTTTCAGTAGAGCGTCACGAACAATGTCATAACTTTCATTGGAAACTGAAAGGCAAAGCCCACCTTCAAAATTTATCAAGTTTTCTAAATCCTTATAAATCGTTGAAATGGCGTTCAAATCTATCAAGCGTTTGTACTTACGAGTTATATTTTGAGATATATATCCAGAGGAAACTTTTTTCTGAATAACAACAGTAACTTCAATAAATCTTTTCATATTATTACCCCTTCTTTGCTTTAAGTTCGTTATAACGTTTCTCACTCACAAGGAATACGCCCCTGCCGTTAAAATTGATTGCATAATATATGTTTTTTACCGATATAGTATTTGATTTGTGAGCAATCATCATACATTAATAAATAATTAGTGAGCGTTTTACACGTGCAAACGCCTCTAATGCCATACATTGCAATATGCCAATTTCTTAAAAGACAAATTGCTATACCTCCCCACGTTTTAAAGAAGTTGTACATGTCAATCTCATCGGGAAGCTGAACACTCTCTTTCGTTTGATACATCTTCCGCTCAAGCTCGTCCATAAACTGTGTAAAATCACGCATCATTTCTGAATAGTCTGCCATATTTTATCTGTTTTGAAGTTTCTTTATCTCTGTATAACAACTTGACAACATGCTGTCAAGATTTTCGTCATTTACCTTTCCAAGTGAAGATGGCGTAATGGTTGAATCAAGAAGGGCAACGTAGATATTCTCAATCGCCTGTTTCGCCACCGTCAAGTCATTTTGCAATTGGCACATCTTCTCTGCCGTAGCATCTGAATATGGCTTTTTCAGTTCATTAAGCAAGCCGTCAAAACTCTCCTTGATAATCTTGAAACGCTTTCCACCCGTCATAACAACCTCGTATGACTTTTCAGACAATATCTCAACATTGTCAAGGTTAATCATCTGCTTGCCGTATGTTCTGTCAATGACCTCGAAAAATCTATTCATCATCTTCCTCGTCCCATTCAGGATTACAATAATCACATGTGAAGTCAATATGAAGCCCCTCGTGCATTTTGCCGTCATGCGTCATAAACTCGCCATTACAACACGTTGCACCAATGCTCACATTATCATACCCCGTTTTGTTAACAAAGTCCTTGACGGCTTCACCAATGCGCCTAAGCATCGACATCTTCTCAATCTTTAAGTCTGTTTCACTTATCATAGAAAAACCATTATTTAATTGAACCATTTGACGATTGTATCGCCATGAAAACCTTTCCCATAATTAGTCATTATCCTTAATGAATGATTCATTGTCATCATCCGCTTCACCCTCGATTTCCTGAATATCCGTAACAAATACAGGTTGCTTCAACCTATCAAGCGTGATACCATACACCTCATAATAAACACCGCTTCCCGTGCGCTTCTTGAAGAAATTCAGTTTGTCGCGCATATCACGGCCGAAACGATTTGATGTCGGAATAAGTGTTTCATCAACATCATTGTCCTTACAGAAACGGACAAACGCCGCATATAGGTCATTCCCCAAGATGTGAACGGGAATCTCATTCGGTGCTTCCTTATCGCAACGGATATTATATGTTTTAACCCACGCAATAATAGGTGAACGTGTGATAAGGGTTTTGAGCATCGCCATTCGGCTTCCCTCGGCATCGGGGAAACGGAATTTACGGCGGAACAACTCCTTCGTTCCACGCATCACCCAATTGAAAATGCCCGGTAATTCATTTTGAATGATTTTTGCCGATAAGTTCGGGTCACGCTTTGATAACGGCACCGTTATATCAAACGGGATAATCTGCAATCGCCTCACCATTCCATTTGAATCATCGTCAATATTCGGAAGGGCGTTCATGTTGAATATCAAATACGGCACCTCATCGCACATTTCAATGTTTCGACCAATACCACGAACGGGAACAGGCTCACCAGATACAATCTGCTTAAACAAATTCTGCTCGCTTTTGCTTCCACCAAATTTACGAGGATTGCTGTCACTTGACCAATTGAACGTCATTCCACGAATCGGCAAACGACCACGCAATCCCTCATCGCCACCTGCGGTTAATGTCGAATAATCCAATTTACTGATTTTCGCATCACCAAACAATGCACGCATGACATCAAAGATAACACTCTTGCCGTTCGCTCCGCCACCAATCAATAGCAGACACAATTCAACCTTTCCTGCATTATGACGCCAGCTTTCGGAAAATGCCACATTGCGCTGCGTTAGTCCCAATCCCAAAAACATCTGCAATATCGTTCGTGATGTTTTATCAGGCAACACCTCACGCAGAAAGAACTGCCATCGGTCGCATTTCGCATTCTCGTCATAACGATACGGACGATAATATGTTATCGGCAAAATAGGAGAAAACGGAATAAACGATGTACTCTTCGGATTGCTTAAATCCAATACGCCATTTTCAAAACCAATCAAATCCAAACGAGGAACAAATGAATTACGAAACGCAACCGTGCGCATGAAACCCTCACGACGAACAATCGGCTTATGCATCATCGGAGCTAAACATAAATCACGCAATAACGTTTCATACGCCATCTCAACAACCTCCGTTGACACAATGTCGTATATCTTGCCATTATAAAAATAATAGTTACCATTATAATAACGTAAACCACAATCACGAGCAAACATCTCCATCGATTGGTCAAAACGTGATTTATTGTCATTATACGATGGACTATTCGTATAACCCCAATTTCCACGCAATGAACCAAACGCATATTTGGGATTCCTCGATTGCTCCAATAATGAAGCATAAATGATGTCTAATTTGTCTCCGTCTGTCATAAAATATAGCCTTTTATACACCCAGTGTGTACGTTTTCGAGTTTCCGTGTATATTTGTGTAGGATTTTTCAAGCCTATATACACTATCATTACTCGTTGATTACAAGGATGCAAGGACACGTTTTTAAGCGAATTTCTGCCACTTGACCCACCTTAAATCAAAACAACCAAAGTTACATAATGCAAATATAAGAATAAATATACATATACTACACAAATTATGTAGTAATAAGTGAATAATAAAGATTATTTAACGTATGGCCATGTAGAATAAATATACATTTTGTAGTTTATGTAAAATTTTGACATTTTTAAGTTTTAACAATAGAAAACACTTGAAACGAAAATTAAGAAAGAAAAAATTTTGGGAAAGAAAAAATTTTAAGTGGGGTTACTACGCCTTGTTTACAAGCGTTACAAGCCCCGGGGTGGGTGTTTGTTACTACATATAACAAACAAAATTGGCATGCTTTTTGCTCATTCTCGACCACTCCGAAGTGTTAAGAATTTTAACTTTTGTCACTCCTTCCCTTCTCATCCTCTCGCTTCCCTTCTTCTTCTTTTTTTCTGTCTCATTTGCTCTTTGCATATTCATACGTTATACCCGTATATTCATACCGTCTACAAAGGTAGTGATAATTGTTAAATTATTAACGTTTCTTTGCAATAAATTTGCGTTTATCTGCAAATTATGGTTAATTCATGCGTTATTTTGTATATTCTTCCACTGAAAAAAGTTTGTAACTTATTGACTATCAATATATTACCACTGTGTTAAAGTCTTATTTTGTTTGTTATATTCAAATAATTGTAGTACCTTTGTAGTAGATAAAGAAAGGACAAGTAAAACGGATGTTTAAAAAAGCCCCTTTATCCTCTTTGACTTATTGCGACAAAAACATATTGCCAGGTGTTGCAAATGGAATAAACTGTTTTTAACATTTGTTTGCATTTACGCTTCGATGTAAGCAGCACCACAAATTTAATAACTTATTATTTAATAAACTAAAATTTTACTATTATGGCAAATTCAGTAAACAAGCAAGTGAGTGTTAACGATGTAAAGAACGCAAAGGCCGTTCAGGTAGTTAGTAACATTCAGGCGTTACGCCTTTTGTGTGAGATTAAACAGTACGTACAAAGTGCCGGCGGTTTGGGGTCTATTATGGAGTTAACAAAGAATTTCGCTTATTCATTAAGTGAAACGAAGGTAAAAGAAACCGACACGCCCGTTATAAAGGTAGGTAGAAAATCCTTCTACCTTTCACCAGTTGGAGCCGTTAACGAAACGAACGTATTAAACGTTATAAAGTCGGTTCTAAAAGTTGAGGACGCAAAAAGAATCCTCGCAAAGAAACTCGCAAAGCGTTTGAGTTATTCTGACTTTTGCGAAACTAAAGAAGTTCACGAAAAGATAGAGTTTTTAATAGCTGGTGCAGAATTAGCGGGGTTTGATATTAGCGGCCCACAAGTTGCCAAAATGCAACACCGTCTTTATAACGAATATCTTAAAAATTTAGGACTTAACGAATAGTCCTAAAAATGGTAAATATGTTTTTGTTGCAAATCAATAATACCCACGTATTAAATTACGTGGGTAATTTTGCGCTTTATATTTTTAGAATTGCAGTTTTTTGCAGTCCGTGCGAATTGGACAAGGCGCACATATTTTTTAACGCACATCTGAAAGGATGTGGACACGTCCGTAAATCCGTGGAGACGGTGGACGGTGTGAAATTCTTTGAAATTGTTGTTTTTGTTATCCATATTTGATTTTGTGATTTTATGGAATGTATTTTTTATTTAATCAAATATGGGATCAGATAACAAAAATAACGTATGATACAAATCATATTCTTAAATTACGCTTCGTGTCGTGTGCGTTGGGGTGGTTTCCAAAAACACGGATAGGGAAAGCGCAATAAATAAACCTATCATCAACAAAAATAAAATTGCCGTTGTTGTTATGCGGACACACTGAAAAGACCGCCGTAATTATGCGTTAAATAATACGGTTTTTGTTTTCCATTAGGAGAAAACAAAACAATAAGATAACAGAAGTGAAAATAAAAGCCGTGGCTAATCGGATGGCATGAATTTATATTTGTGCCATCTACATTTATAACCAAAAAAAAATATTAAGATTATGAAGCGAATTAAATTACATTTGATTGCGTGTGTATTGTTTATGCCTGTTATGCTGCTTTTCTGTGGTTCATTGTTATGCGTTCTGTTATGTGTGGTATATTGCTGCATGCTTCAGAAGCTTTGCAGAACTGAAAGCGGAAGCAGATTTATTCGTTGTTATTACCACGAAATATTAAGGCTTGAAAATATGCTTTGATGCCAAATGCTGCCTGATGTCGTAATGATGTCAGACGGTGCGAATGAAAACCAATAAATTTTTTGAATTATGAGTAAGACGATAAAATTTCCTTGTCTCCGTGTATTGGATGAAAGGATAGCAGAATTGCAAGCGATTTATTTCCACGTTGAAATTATTTCCGTGCGTGATAATGTTTGCGTTGTTCACATTGCCTAAAATTCGTTGTAGTACGATAAATGTGTACTGCAATGGCATTATAAACCAAATTAAAAAATGAGATATGAAAGCAAAGTTAGAATTTATACGAAAGTTCAGACACTCGTACAGCCGCGAATTTGGCAGGGCAATTTCAGAGAAAAGCCCAGAACGATATTTTATTTATTGGCAGCTCCACATAAAAGGAGAGCCAGAATACAGCTGCATCCCTATAAAGTGTGAAGAACATCACGACGAACGGGGAGTAAGGTTTTGTGTGTTCTCGGAAATTCCAAAGTACGATAAATATTTTAACACGGTTGAACAAATCTTTTTTAACACGAAAAAAGAAGCGTTGAAAGCTGCAACCATAGCATACGAAGCCGAAAACTAAGCCAAAATTAACCGCTCCGAGTACGATAATTCGGGGCGGTGCTATTATTAACCAAATAAAGTTTTAAGATTATGGCAAAGTTAAGATTAAAAGATTTCGTTGAGTTTACAAATACAGACGGAAAACTAATCAAGGCGGTAAAGCGTCAAACGGGTAGAGATTGGAACGATTTCCAAGACGAGATGAGAAACGTTTCAAGTTCTCCGTGTGGAGCCGCTGGTGGCTTTAGTGGTTTCATTTATTATTCTGAAACTTGTGCGTTTTGGAGACGAAACCGCAAGATTATCACCGAGCGTTTGAATGATTTAGCGTTTGAACTTGGTGAAAATACGCTTCAAATGGTGATGTCATTTGGAGGAATTAAAGATGGCGATTTTTCAGAAGATGAAGTCGGGCGGGCATTGTATGGTCGGTACAATTCAGATTTGGACCAGATATACAATATTTTTGCGTGGTTTGCTTTAGAAGAAGTCGCAAATTGGTATTCAGATTTTGAGTACGAAAATCGTTGAGCCGAAAATCTCCCACGTGATTAATTTTATGTGGGAGTACGATAATAACCAATAAAATATTAGGAATTATGAGACATTTCAAAACCGCAAAAGGCTTTATAAAGTCAAGCTATTCGCAAGTTACGATTGAGAACATTATGAGCGGACGCACAACGTTTTGCCATAATGGAGCGTATAAGCACGAGAATTTCAAGCTATCAAGCGATGCGATTCGTGAGATTGCAAAAGAGTTTTCAGCGTACTTGTATTCCACAAAGGAGCGTGCAAATGAAGTCTTTGATGCTTTTATGAGTCATCGTGGTGACTATTCATTCTTTCAATGTTTTTACGTTGAATTGAGCGGAAAATCTCTGCGCTTTTCAACTTCACTTTCAGGTGAATCTTTTAATTATTGCCGTAAGGAATTTCTGAAAAGCATTTAAGCCAATTTGGAGCCGTGTGATTGATTTTGCATAGCTCTTCTTTTAACCAATAAAAATAAGAATTATGGGAATTTTCAAAAAAGAACAAAAAAGGTACTCTTGGCGGGATGTTGATAACCTTATTAAGAAATACACCGATGAGGGCGGCCAAGCCATTCAGTTGTCAGAAGGCGTCTTACAGTCTGGCAACTGGGTGCTATATGACCCAGAATGTAGGTTATGTGCGTTTGTGATAAAGGAGGTCTATGTAAATGGTTGGACTTCTGCACAAACGATTAGGCGTTACAATAAGCTGCCAAAAAAATACGAAATGTTGGTCGAATAACATCACTTTGATTAAAACCGAAAATTCCTTATTAGCGTAATAGTTAATAAGGAAACTATCATTAACTAAAATAATAAGAATTATGAGAACGTACAACATTTCAAACAGATTGAGCCGCCAGGCACGTGCAGAAGTTGAGCGCATTATTGATACGCACGAAACTTACAGAAAATCATATTTCTTTCGTCCGTCACAAAATGCGTATGGCAGAAGGCGTAATGAAGAAAAGTTTGCACAAAACAACCCGAACGTTGCATTTGTCCTTAACGGCAATGAAACGTTAATCGTTGAGCAAAGCTACAGCGAGAGTTGTTCACATGTGTATTACCGCCTGTATGCTCGCATTGAAACCAAAAATGGCGGCATTTATCTACAAAACATATCGGCATTGAAAAAGCTGATAAAATAGCCAAAAACAACTCGTTACAATTTGTAACGGGTTGACGACAATTAATGTTTAACTATAAAATTAAAGAATTATGAAACAGATTATTAACGGAAAAAAGTACAACACAGAAACAGCAAGATTCGTTTGCGAGTACGAAAACACATGGAATTGTACGGATTTCACATGGTACAAAAAGGAACTCTACCTTAAAAAGACTGGCGAGTTCTTCTTCTATATTGAAGGTGGGCCAGCTTCTCCGTATGCGCGCATGGTTCCAGGCGGCTCATGTGGTCAGTCCATTATTGAGCCAGCCTACATCGAAGATGCAAAGGAATTTATCGCTAAAAATAGTTCAGTTGAACTCTATGAGGAACTTTTCGGCGAAGTAGAGGAATAGCCAAAACGTGTGCAATGTATTGATTTACGTTGCACATACAGTCATAATAGGTTTATGGTGGTTCGTTGTGAAACGAGCTGCCATTTTTTTAACCACATTGTTTAACTAAAAAAGAATATAAGAATTATGGTAAAAAAATTAGTACAAGCATCAATGTTGCTAAAGGAAAAAGGTTATGTTGAGGAAAAGTTCGACCAACAAGGGTTTACAGAGTGTATTTACAACTGGTTCAAGGAACACGACCTTAAGGATAAACTTCTCATCCGTCCGAAGCGATTTATCGAAATGGATAACCCTCCAAAGGGCGGATGGCTTGACATGACAAACGTTGATGAGTGGATAGTTTCACTTCCATGGGAGCAGCAGTTGCTCATGTTGCAAAAGGGTACTGCCGTGCCATTTATATGGGTCGACAAACCATTTATGAAAAATGCAATGTATATGTTGCAAGTCATGAATGGCTTTATTGTCGAGAAAGGAAAGAAGGGAGTTTACGAGGTGAGCCTCATCTAAAGTCAAAATGCTTTACGCAAAGCAAAAACTTTGCGTGAGGTGCAATAACCATTTTATTCATTTAAAATTTTAAGATTATGGAAACAAAGAATTTCAACGAATTGTTCGAGAGCGCAAAACAAGCTTCAGACAGAAGAAACAAGGTGTTCAACCAACTTATTGAGAAAACAGCCAATGAGATTGCTCCGAAACTCCTTTCCGTCATGGAAAGTTTAGATATTGACTACATTCGTGTTTCAACATCTACACCATCGTTTTGGAATGAAGACCCAACAATATTGGAAACCTACGAAACAGAGTATACAGTATTTATCTACGACGATGGGAGTATACACGAAGCCAATTACGATTTCAGACTGAACGATTACGGGTATCAACCAACAAGCCTGACAATTGGAAACATAAAGCAAAAAGACTGCTACAAAAAGGTTGGTATTATCGAACTTGTCAGCAAGCTAAAAGAAATTTTAGCAGAAATTGTTGAAAAAACAGAGAAGCAATGCAGAAAAGCAGAAGCGCATCTCTAAAGTCAAACAACCATTTTCTTGGCATCAGGAAAATGGTACAATCAATAACCAACAAAATACACGAATATGAAGAGATTAAATTTAAGACAGGCAATGGAAAAACTTCACGAATTAGGCGTTGAGGTTGATTGTGGGAACTTTGAAACGTTTAGTGACTTTGCAAAATATTACGATGCACACTACAAGCCGTTGCTGGAGCAGTTAAGTAAGGAGTGGAGCATGGCAGATGGTGCAAAACGTTTCATTGCAAACGATATGCTCAAACTATTTGCAGAATAGCCAAACGCAATACACATCTTAATTGATGTGTGTTGTACAATTATAAACCAAAATAAAAGAATTATGAGCGCAAAAGTTTACACAAGAAAAGGGTATCGTTATGTGCAACGAGGTATTGGACGTTGGCAAATTTTTCCACCAGATTCAAACGTAAGGTGTATAAATGATTGCAAACTAACGAAAAGAGAGTGCGAAGAGTGGATAGATGATTACGTTCTTAATTATGCACAACAAAATTAGCCAAACAAGCCAACCACATTTGGTTATGTGGTTGGTTGCTTTTAATTAAAACTTACGAATTATGGAATATGTAAAAGTAAAAGACTTGCCTAAAAGATTAGAAGGCGAAAAGTACGCATCTATCTCCCGTACAGGTTCTGTACGAGGAATGAAAAAGTTATATGGGTGGGATAAAGCCCAAGAGATTTTTAGAAGTGGTGATTTTATTTATGCCATTTGGTAAAACAGCCTTTCACTCTTGTTGGTAATAATCATCAATAAGAGTGCTATAAACCAAAACAATAAGATATGAAACAACTAACATTAGAGCAACAACAGCGATTTAGCAGTGCTATCAAGCACGGCTTTATCACAAAAGATGTTCCAACCGACACACACACATTTGTGTGGACGTGGATAAAAAAACATCCAAACAGAGTCACAACGCTCGTTCGCTTGCGTAACATCTTAGGACATACCCCACAGTGGGAAGACCTCACAGACGATGTTATTTCCGACTTAAAGGACGATATGGAGTTTGAACTTGCGCCAAATTCAGTTCGCACAATTTGTGCAGAACTCAAAGCAGTGCTTAATCGTAATCGTGCGACAAAGCCTATTAAGTCAGAAACATTCGGCAACCTACTAAAGGCAAAGAAAGTGCCGGTGCAGAATATTTATCTCACACAGCACGAATTGCAGAAGATATATGATTACAAACCCAAGAGTGAAAGAGAGCGTTACGTAAAGAATATTGCCCTCATAGAAGCAATTACAGGCGCACGCAATATTGATTGCCGTCGCATGACGCTTGCAAACATACAAAAGTATGGAGAAAACGAGGAAGTACTTGCCTACGTTCCACAAAAACACCCCGTAGAGGTTGTTGTTCCCGTACACAAATGGCTCAAATCTCTACTTGCAAGTGACTATCCAGAGGATATAAAATCCATTCGTATATCGTATTTCTGTAAGGTATTGAAATTTATATGCTTTCAATGTGGTATAAGAAAGAAGGTTGTTGTATTTCATGGTGGCAAATCTATTACAGATGAGAAATGGAAATTCATCGGCTCACACACCATGAGGCGTTCCTTTGTAACAAACCTATCGCTTGCAGGTGTAAGTATTGAAGATATTTCACAAATGGCTGGACATACCAACGCAGGGCGACCAAATATCGAGATGTCTTACAGATATGTTTGCGAGTCGAGAGGATTAAGTAAGGGAATATTTTCTCTTTTCAAATAAAATTAATAACTTTGCAGCAAAGGTTCTTCTTATACCTTTGCTTAATAACTAAAAACAACAATATGAAACATAAAGATTTAGCAAAAGAGTATGCTACTGCAAGATTGCAAGGCAGACTAAGCGGAAATGAGGTATCGTTTTCTGAAAACAAAGTCTTCACAGAAGAAGATATTGAGCAAGCATTTAACGAGGGGCTTAAGAGTATCGTGGAGAGCATATCCGATTTAGCCTTTAAACCAAATAAAAAGGGCGGTCTTGTTGCGGAAAATACCCCCTTTATCGATTCGTACAGGCTCTACCACAAAGAAGCTACTGATGAGTGGAGTTTTTCCTGCGGATTCGACACCCCAGAAGAATGGTTTGATACCAAAGAGGAAGCCATAGATGCTGCTAACAAAGACTATAGAAGACAACTTAAGGAAACGTTTGAACAAATACTTAAATAGATACAATGAAAACAATTGAAGATTTTACGAAAGAACTGCAAACCATTGCAGAAAATAAAAACATGCCAAAAGACGAAATAAAGAAACGTCTTTTGTCGCTTGCCAATAGAATGGATAAAGCTGGTGTTCCTAATTTGGAAAAACTCGCATACAGGGCAATAGAACTCATTGGCGAATTTCCAAACAACATTAGCGATGTTATGAAACTATTAATATATTGTGCAAATGAAGATTGGACGAAAGTGGGTGATGCTGCACGACCGCTTCTTGATATACAAGATGTGAGAGATTTATTAGAACAAGCAGGCCTGAAATCGTCTATTTAATACAAACAATAAATAATAACAACTTTAACGCTTGGCTATCGGTGTAACGGGTAATAATTTGAAAGGTGAGACACACCACAACAACTGTAAGGATTATGACAACAATTGAGAATCTTCTAAAGAAATTAGACGGAGTTCGAGTTCACACTGCTGGCACTGGTTCAATCTATGTATATTACAATAATCATAAAGTTAGAGTATCGGACCACGAGCCAAATTATGGCGCACCTAACAGACACAACGATAAATGTTTTTATCTGAAAGATATTGACGGACGCGTTTATGATATATATGATGTAGTCGAAGTAGTCACAGAATATTTACAGATAGAAATTAAAGGCACGCTAAAAGGCATGATAACAAAGCATTTTAATGCGAAAATGAAACTTGATGAAGAGCGGTTTAAGTTTCATTTAGCTGCTGAAAAAGAACGCGAAGAAGCTGTTGCAGTCTATAATGCGAAATGCGATAAATTAAAGGAGGTTATTGATGCAAATAAGGAGGAAGTAAAGATGATGTGGAATGAGGCAGAAGCATACGGCGACCAGGCAAGCAATGGAGATAAGCGTCGCAAACGTAGAAGCAAGATGTTTCGTAGACTTTTTACGGCAAGATTTGGTTTTGAACCTATTAATTCAGAAATTAGAAAATATTTAATGAATGAATAAATACATATTACAAAAGAGCAGCACCCGGCCCAATGGCTGGGTACTGACGGATAGAGAAAACGGCATTGTTATCACTTTCGATGAGGGATTGTTCAACGAAAGTCAGAATGTTACACTTCTTGAAGATGTCAGTCACACGCCACAAGAGCTTGCTCGTATCATGCGAGAGATGGGCGAATGGGTTGCCAGTCATCATGGTGCTATATGCTTCAAAGATACTTTTGTTTTTGAATTTAGTGAGGATAAAAGTGAGTTGCACCTTGTACGCACAAAGGCTCCGTGTTGGCGATTGGTTCTTAATGAAAAAGAATTTGATAATATAAAACTTGCGGCTTCCTTACGAAAAGCAGCCGAATTTTTAACCAAAAGAATGACACGTGATTAGGTAGAATAAAGAAAATGATATAATAAAAGTCCTCCTACTTCACAGCAGGAGGACAATAAAATTAATAATCTAAAACCTTCAATGGCCGCTGCCACAAAGGATATAAAATTATTAATATAACGAATCATAATTAAATATATTGTGTTATGTATATAATTTCTTATGTAAAAATGAAAAACGGCTCATGCCCTCTGTTGCATGATGGGTCGAAAAGTGTAGAATTTGAAAGTTTAGAAAGAGCCTATGAGTTTTACACCGAAGAGTGTAGGCTAACCGAGTTCTGTAACAAAAAAATGGGAGGGGCAAGAGAACACACTTCTCTTGTGTTGTATGAAGATGACGGCGTTCACCCCTCAATCGTCCAAGAAATAGATTTTTATGTCTAACATGAACCACATTTACTATAAATACCTATGAAGTCTGAAAATCTATTCAATATTTGGTTACGTGTTGGAAAACAAACTCCATTTATAGCAAGGAGGAATTGTACGTATCATATTTCACACAAAGTTGTAAAATTCGTACCAACTGGTAATCATTACGGAAAAGCTTATGGTTTTAAGCTATACGATGGCGAGCCTATCGAAGACAAAGAGGAACCTATCAGTTGTAGTGGATGCGGAAATTGGGAGTTAGTAGAAATTCTCGCAAATCATATCAACCCAAAATGGGACTATATTGACGAAAATGGATGCCTAACATTTGGGATGCACAAGGGGAAGCATTTTTCCGACGTACTTAAAGATGATGAGGGTTATATTGATTGGGCTTGTTCTGCATTTGGAGGATTTAGATACATGCTTATAGCAAAGAAATATAATGTATCTATTGATGATTTCTTTTCATTAAAGGAACAAGTAAAGCAAAGTTTACCTTTTACCGCAGATGATTGGATTAAATCAAGAACGCAATTTAATTATGATACTTTTATAGAACACTTCTCGCAAAAAGTTCTTTCAGGAGAGAGGACTATTCAATCCGTAAGCGAACAAATAACGAGATATTTTAATAATCACAAAAAAGAAATATAAGTATTTCGTATATAAGCAGATAAAAGGACGCCCCGACTAAAATGCGTCCTTTTATCCACACTCATCTACCATACGCTTACTACGAATAGCTCACATGTCGTTCACATGGTCAATAACCGACCTTACAGCCCTGTCAACACGACTTCTATCATAGTTGATATAATGGTCGGTTACGTCCGCCCACGAATGGCTCAAACACAGCGCAATCGTCTCCCTGTCAATACCGATTGAAGCAGCTATTGAGGCAAAGGAATACCTCGCAACATAGGTCGTCATCTGAAAGCCGTCACCGAAAAGCGGATGATACACACATTTTTTCTTTGTTCCGTCCTTTCCTTCTGTTTTCTCCATCCTGCCTATTTTCTTTAGGTGCTTATTCCATTGCAAATCAAACGTGCGGTAATTTTTCCTGTTGTCCATTGGGCTTAGCAGCCAATCTTTCCCCTTATACTTCTGTATTATTGCCATTGCTTCTGGCTCAACAGGCAAATCAATCATGGCGCCCGTCTTCTTTCGTTTCCCTACAAAACGTCCATTTGTGAGGTTTTTGCACATTAGCAAATCCACAGAGTTTACGCCACACAAATAAAAGTCAAGCATGAACAAGTCTCTGTAAATCTCCAACCATGGAGCGACTTTACAATCCCTGAACATCGCAATCTGTTCTGCCGTCAAATCCCGTATTGCAACACGCTCCGAACTAATCTTAAACTTCCTGAACGGATATTTGACAGTAACCTCATCATCAACGGCACGGTTGAAAACCGCACGTATGTTTCGCAAGTCTATTGCTATTGTATTCTTTCTCAAACTTGAAGAAAAATGACTTTGATAACGCTCCAACCAATCCCTATCAATTGTTTCAAACGTGGCAAAAGCGTCAAACTCCTTCACACGTTTGTAGGTCTGCATGTAAATACTCTTCGTCTGTTCATTGGTCATTCTGTCTTGATAAATAAGAATATAGTCTGCCAAAGTCTTAGACCCATTGGAACACTTTGCAAAAACCTCCTCGTTTATCTTCTCCTTTAATCTCTTGTTATCCAACTCCGTGTTATTCAGACACACCTCCTCCACCTTCAGTAGATAACGTCCCAGGGCATTCGTTTTCGCCGTCCTGTTCTTGTCTGATTTTGGAAATTCCCTGCCCGTAAACTTTTCCTTAGTCGTTAAGCCCGTATTCACAAGAAAGCGTCCCTTATTATTCCTTACTATAATCATAACGGGTATGCTCCCCTGCCTGTTAATCTTCGTTGCATCGCAATATACATATATCTTCATAATCTTGTTTCTTTTAGTACCCCATTTCGTTTTTGGGTACTGATTTGGGTACCAACTTGTGTTGTTTTATGCCGAAATATACCACATTATGCCACATTTACAGAGACATAATGTTAAAATTCAGAGAATCAAAGCGTTGTTTTTACCATGTTTATAATTTCCAAAAACATTTGTAACATCATGTCTTTCAGTGTTTTACATTTTATCCTTCTGCGGAAAGGATAGGATTCGAACCTACGAACCGCTTTAGGCGGTTACACGCTTTCCAGATATACAGCAAATCACTAAACTTATTAATAATCAATCAATTACAACATTAACATTATTTTGGTGTACCATTTTTCGCACCACGCACACCACCTTCAAGTCTATCTCGCAGCATTTCTCTATCGTCAAGCAACATTTTCATAAGTTGTTCTTTTATATCCTGCGCTTTCGAGAATTGATGCTGATATTCCTCCATTTGGTCTTACATTCTGTCTATTTGACGTTGCAACTTCTCTATTACGGCACGTTGGCTTTTAATAATATCTATCTGTCGTGGTGCTTTGCCATTATAGAAGTCTTCATAACCATAATTATTGATTATATCACGTCCTGCATTGCCATGATGATTATTTGAATCACTGAATTTGCTATTTTCGGACGATATGATTTGGTTTGATTTCTTTCCCATATTCAAATATATTATACAATCTTCTGACTAACGATTCGCCTTGCTTCCCAAATACCTCTTATCTCATTCCTTTCTATATCTAATTGTCCATAAGTTGGATTGTCAGCTTTTAATGTAATAACATTCGATGTAAATAAGCTATTTTTTAGTACTCTTTTTATTGTTAACGTCTTTCCATAAACGATAAAAATCACGCCATTTACCTCATCCCATTTCTCTTCAGGAATTGATGCTGCGAGTATTTTCGCACCATTTGGTATGTTTGGGGACATACTCTCGCCCTTTACTTGAAAAACAACATATTCTCCATTCTGTAAGTCTTCGCCATTCTCTTGCATTACGGCATACGTGTCAGATATTACATTTCTCATGTCTCCAAAGTTCTCTATAAACGAAGCTGTTGCATCCTGCGGAATAAAAGGTACTTCAATGAGTTCTTCTTTTATATATGCCTTTATCCTTTCCGCTGTCGAGCCTGCTTTGTCTTGTTGATATTTGTTATTTGTGTTAGTTATCGTTGAATTTGATTCCGTTATAATCATTTGGTCGCCTTGCGTATTCGATATACCTCCCATTAGTATATAGTGTTTGTCAAGTCCATACTCATCGGCACACGCGTCTATGGTCTTTCGACTTACGCGTTGCTTGCCACTTTTTATATTCGTTAGTGTAGACTGCGACCTTACAATTCCGTCTTTCTTTAATTTATAACCCGTTATACCTAATGTTTCAAGTTCTCTAAGAAAACGCTTTGAAACCTCATCAATTCTTTTTTCCATAATTTCCTCCATTTTTATTTTGTACTTTATAATTTATGTAGTATATTTGCAATTGCATTCGTGAGCGAAGTGCATGAATTATGTACTAAGTTGATTTCTTATCATACTTAATTATAGCTATTTATTAGCACACGTCCCAAGTACAACGCTCACTTGCACTGGGGGCTTTTTGTTTATACAACTGACCTCAATTATTTTGGAAGTTGAATCCGTACACTCTTCCTGCCTTGATGCGAACAAAAGTGTTCTGTGTGGTAAGATATACCTATAAAGCCTAAAGTGGGAGCAATGTATTACAACCCGACAACTCCCGACATCACAAGAATATACGGGCTTACAGGTGAAACAAACCCTTCTGATGGATAAGCTGGTCTTATGCACGCTATGTACAGGTTATATTTATCAATTATAATAATCGGACCTGTATCTTCTTTCATCTATATAGTGATGGATATAGGGGTTTAGTGTCTATATCTATTAAACACTTTCCTTGTTGTTAGAAATCCAACACTCTTTAAGAGTCAATTGTGTCAATATTCCAAAGAGCTATTTAACGATTGAAGTTATCACTTTTTATCTATATATTAATGTGTATTTGTTACTACACATATAATGTTGTAAACAAACGTTAAATACTACATAAAATATCAACTATTATTTTGTACTTCATAATTTATGTAGTATATTTGCAATGTATTTAACGATACTACATCGCAAAGGTACATATTTAGTTTTGAAAAAGCAAATTATATGAATAAAAATATAGCATCAATAGTTGATAAAATACAAAAACGCTGGCTTAATAGTTCAGAAGCTGAAAAGTATTTAGGCTGCAAAGAGCGTTTTCTGCGTAATCTTCGCTCAACGGGTCAACTTCGCTTCTATAAAATAGGTGGCCACGTCTTATACGATGTAAACGACCTTGATAAGTTGGTGTTAAAAAACAAAGTTGTTTAATCCTATGACAGAAACCGACTATATGATTGCCGAAGAAATTCGGGAATATGGAATGGGAGATATAACGGCTACAATTGAGATTGGTAACAACGTTGTTGAGGTTAAAGGAAAAGTTAAAAGGTTTGGATATGAAGAGGACGATTACAATTATGGTTATGGTAATGGAACAGGTGCTTTTGTTACAACCGATGTTTTAGTTAGTCTAAACTTCAATGTAAAGACGTTCGACGAAGAAGGAAATTTAACGACACAAGAATTAAACATAGACGAAGAAGGTATAGTTAAATACCTCGAAAGAGAGTTAGAGAGTTAGTTTGATGTTTATGTAAATGAAGGCACAAGTAACTTGTGATAAGCGAAAGAGTGCCAAATGGATAGGTGGCGGAATTGGTAGACGTTGGTGCAGAGATGTAACCCTTGCAGGTTCGAGTCCTGCCCTATCCACAATGAATTTTTAGACAGAGTTCTTTGACTTATTGGAACAACACAGCTGAAAGGCGGCCATGGGTAGCAGAAATGCCGTGACCCCATGGCAGGCTGAATAGGCAGCTAATATAATATGTGAAAAAAATTGAATATGTGGTGATAGTGCGAAACGTCCATTAACGCAGTGAGTAGTCCGTCTGGGCATCGGAAATCGCTAAGCTATACATATTCTATATACTATATATTAACATCTATATCAAGATATATAGGTGTCAATAAAGAAGCAATGCAGGTTCAACTCCTGCTCGTTGGTAGAGGTTCGGTAACAGGTGTGGGTTCGACTCCCATTTTCGCAGCGGTCTACCAAATACCAAAGCGCACGCTGCAACTGAAATAAGGTTGCTACTATTCGATTAGGGCGTGCGTACAATGATAAATATTATAAAATATGGAAAATAACGAATTAGTTTTCAAAGGTGAGAATAGCCAGGCACTGACAAATAGCTTGTTGGTTGCTGAAAAGTTTGGTAAAACACATGAGCATGTTGTAAGAGATATTGATAATCTCTTAGAAAAGGTGCAAGATGTTGATAATCAATGTAATCCAAATTTGGATGCACCCAAAACCATGTTTGAGCTATACTTTGAAGATGTGCCACAACCAAATGGCGGATTTAAGAGAGCAAAGCGATATGTCATGAATCGAGACGGCTTTACTTTGTTGGCTATGGGGTTCACAGGCAAAAGGGCAATGAAATTTAAACTTGACTACATTGCAGCTTTCAACGCAATGGAAAATGAATTGAGGAATCCAAAACCATTATCACAGCTCGAAATATTACAAGGTTCTGTGAATGCTTTGGTTGAACACGATAAACGTCTAAGAACTGTTGAACAACGCCTTGACAATATGGATAAGGAACGTGAAGAGAATGGACGGTTGCTTCTTGAAGCAAAGTTGTCCGACATTCCGACACCGCAGCAGTCTGTACGTTCACGTATCAACGAACTTGTTTGCGAGTATGCACGTGCAACAAACACCGCTCATCGTGATGTTTGGAACACGATATACAAGAAGCTGAAATACCTCTACCATATCTCAATCAATTCATACAAGAAAGTCAAACCGACAGAAACGAAACTTGATGTTGTTGAGAGAATCGGGGCACTCGAAAACGTACTTTCAATCATTTCAGAAATGATTAACGACTTCAAAGAGAAAACGGCATGATAATGCAATTATTCATGGCGATTGGTGCGGTTATTTGCACCGCTGCGGTTGCCAAATGTATTTGGAGAGAGAAAGGTTGTTTTAAGGTAGTTTATAACGATATAAAACAGGAATTAAAACAAAATACAAATAATGGAGAAGATTATTAGAGAAAGGAAACACACTATCCGACAACTATTTGCACTTGTCGGTGGCGCAGGAAACTACCTGCATATAAAAAAAGGGATTTATAATAAGAACTCATTGGCACAGGAACGCACACGACAGAACGAGATTGCCCATTGCGCTCCGGGCTTCAATAAGTTCTTTATTAAGTCCAATATCAAAGACGGATATATAACAATCGGACAAAGGTACTAACAATTAAAACAATAAAAGAAATAATGGAAAATCAAACAACTAATGAAGGCGTAACAATCGAAAACCCAGAGTGCGAAGTAATTCAAGTTCAAAGTTCTGAAATGCTCGCAGCTATTAACAAAAGCGAGATTGATACACAGGTTTCAACTGCAAAACAATATCCTCGTAATCTTGCTCGGGTCCTCAATAACATCGAAACGCTTGCGACAATGGACGAGGAAACAGCTGCAAGTTGTTTTTACGTTCTCCGCAGACAAGGTAAGGTTATCGAAGGACCTTCTGTACGTATGGCGGAAATCATTGCAAGTTCATGGGGCAACTTGAGGGTTCAGGCACGTATTATTGGTAATGATGGGAAATTTATCACTGCACAGGGCGTGTGCCACGACCTTGAGAGCAATTACGCAACATCAGTAGATGTGAAAAGGCGTATCACAGACAAGTATGGTCATACATATTCTGATGATATGCAAGTTGTAACGGGTAACGCAGCTTGTGCGATTGCTATGCGCAATGCGGTCATGAAAGTCGTTCCTTCTGCCCTTATCAAGAAAGTACTCACAAAGGCAAAGAAAGTTTCTCTTGGTCAGTCTATGGCACTTGAAAGTAGTCGACAGAATATGATGCAGTATTATGCAACGATTGGTGTTGACGAAAAACACATCCTTGATTATCTTTCTGTGTCAAAGGTTGATGAGATTGATATTGATATGGTCGTAGAACTTCGCGGACTTGCAAATGCTATCAAAGAAGGTACAACTACTGTTCAAGAAACATTTTTCCCAAAGAAAACAACTCCTGTTGAGGAAACAAAAGAGGAAGTTGACCCATCAAAAGACCTGTTTGGAGAAGAGAAAAAGGAAAAGACCGAGAAGAAAAAGGAGGATAAGAAACAATGAACGACCTCCAAAGAACATCAGATTGGTATCTTTCACGTAAAGGCAAGCTAACCGCATCTGAAATATATATCCTCCTTGCTAATCACAAGGAGGATATGACAGAGGAAGAACTTGAACAATTCAAAAAAGATAACCCAAAGTCAAGAGTACGCACAAAGGAAGTACCCTTCTCGCAAGGAACATTCTCATATCTTGATGAAAAGATTGCTGAACAATTCATGCCAAATGACGCTTTCCTTGAATACATGGAGGATAGTGCGCCACGTTCACGTGCAATGGATTGGGGAACGCTTATGGAAGATTCTGCTCGCACTCGCTATCAAGAGGAAACAGAGAATGAAGTACTTGATGCGCCATTTGTTCCTCTTAAAGATTTTGAGAAGTTTGCAGGTGGCAGTCCAGACGGCATTATCCGTTCGGGCGGGATAATTGAAATTAAGTGTCCGTTTAATCCTGCCGTTCATTTAACACATTTCTTATACGAAAAAGCAGAAGATTTGAAAGCAGACAATCTTCAATATTATTGTCAGATTCAATACAATATGATTTGTGTTGAACGTGAAACTGGTAACGAGGTTCTGTTTGGAGATTTCGTTTCATACGACCCACGAACGTCACGAAGCAAACAACTCAAAGTTCTTCATATTCCAAAGGACGAAGAAATACAACATCAATTACTCGAACGCACAAAGTTGGCGGTTGAGTATTTTAAAGAGAGAATCAATCAAATTAATAAATCAGTAAAAATAGTGTAAATGGAAATTCAAGGAAGAATCATAGCTGTACTCCCGCTACGTGAAGGTACATCTTCAAAAGGTGCTTGGAAGTCGCAGGAATACGTTGTTGAAACACACGAACAATACCCAAAGAAATTAGTATTTAATGTCTTTGGCGAGGATAAGATTAACCAATTTGCCATCAAACAAGGCGAGGAACTGAAAGTCAGTTTTGACGTTGATGCTCATGAGTACAATGGTCGTTGGTTTAACAATATTCGCGCATGGGAAGTTCAACGTGTTGGCAACGTTTCTGCGCAACCAACGCAGACCATGACAACGAATAGCCAACCAGTACAACAACAAGCAGTACCGCAACAACAAGGTCAATCAGATGATTTGCCCTTTTAGTAGGTTGTAATCGTAAAACAAATAAATATGGAAAATTCAGCAACAGGAATAGGGTTTACAGGAATCCTTGCGATAGTTTTCATTGTTCTTAAGCTTACAAAGGTTATCGCATGGTCGTGGTGGTGGGTTCTTTGCCCCATTTGGGGACCTGTAGCCTTTGCGTTAGTAGTTTTAATCATTAGCTTTATCATAAAGCTTGGTATGCGCAAATAGTAAAAATAAGCCCCTCGTATAAACCGCATACGAGGGGCGGTTAAACAATATATATTAATGATAAATTAAAATATTTCTTATGAAAAAGATTAACGAAATGACCGAGCAAGAAATTCTTGCTCTAAGCGAGACTGACATACAGAACATGATTAAATTCCGTATGATGGAAGAGGGTATCAAGGTTATTGACAAGCCTAAGAAACCCGAATTGTTTGAAATTGAGCCTGCTGACCAAAAAGTTTATGTCATTCCTGTTTTGGATGGATACGCTTTTACAGATTTTGCGGAAGCACAAAAGGTAGCAGACGCATTGAGAGAAGCAAAATCTTTCCGAAAGGTTGATTACGATTGGAATAAACTCGGGAGCAATTTCAAGTACTTGGAAAAGAAAGACAGGTACACTTATAATAATGAAGGCGACTTTAGCATAAGCGAAATTAGCGTTTATTCAAGTAAGTTGTATGCAAATATCGTTGATTTTGCCGCCCAAAACAAAGCTATGCAGAAGCAGGTCGAAAAGGATATGGCGGAATATGACAATGCCTATGCTGCCGCCTCTGATATAACACTTGAAATCAGAAATCGAATATCCGAAGTTAGAGAGAAACACGAAAGACTCGAACGTCTCATGCATTCGTTTGCAAACGACTATTATCCTCTCTCTGGCAATAACGAGCAAATGGCAATGAAGTTTATGTCAAAGGCTTTCACTCTTACAGACGATGAAGAGAAATACATTCTTGAACATTATAAAGATATAAATAATGAGAAGTAAAACACATTCTCGGAAACTATAAACAAACAAAATTATGCAGAAAGTATTAGGACAGGACATCAAGGACTTGGACGAGCGCAAGCAGTTCCTCCTTGACAACGCAGACGAAGTGGTCGAAATGGATTACAGTAAGGCATTCGATGCCGACGAACTGGCAAAGAAAAAGACAGAGCTTGCAGAGAAGTCAATCAAGGTAAATGACCTTAAGGAAGCTATCAAAGACTACAAGGAAGAGGTGAATCTCGAATTGAAGCCTCTCAAAGAGGAGGTGAAAGTGCTCCTCGGCGACATCAAGGCTAAGAGTCGTGTCGTGAGCGAGAAATGTTACAAATTCGTGGATGAAAACGAGCGCATGGCGTGCTTCTATAATGCAGAGGGTGTACTTGTATCGAGCCGCCCAGCTACAAAAGAAGAGTTATCACCTACCATTTTTAAGGAAATACGAAAAGCAGAATAAAACCATTTAACAATATTCAATTATGCAAAACGAAAAAATGCAGATTAATCTTGACAAAGACTGCCGAAAGGCAGAGGTTGTCATTCGCGAAGTGGGCAATGTGAACGAGCTGCCCGTACTTGAACCCGAAAACCTCAACATAAGAGGTACTATTGGGGCTATTTTCTCATTCCTCGAAAAACGCTGGGGGTGCGATGGTCAGATAGACCGAGAACACACGCATATCATTGTAGACCGAGATAACCTAACAATGGTGCTTGTTTGCAACGAGACAGACAAACGTAACAGAATTATCGTTACAGGACATTTGCAGCTGTCTCGTCAGTTTGAAGCGTTCCACATCAATGATGGCTATGAATGGGAACCTATTCAGCTTAGCCAATTCATCAAGATGAACCGTGCTTACTTTGCCGAACGTGATACCAACATGAAATTGGTGTCAGTCTTTAAGAACTTCAAGGCAAAGGTGAACACCGACTACGAGCGAGACCGCAAGGAAAACGGTTCATATATGGACAACTATTCACAAATTGTAGATTCCAATATGCCTGACCGCTTCTTTGTAGTACTGCCGATTTTCAAAGGCGCAAAAGCGCAGTCTATCGAAGTGGAAACGTATGCCACTATCAATGGGCACGACGTAACGGTGCAGCTTATTTCCCCAAGTGCACGGCAAGTTGTAGATGAAACACTGGACGCTATCATTGACGAGCAGATTGCTGCCATCAGGGAGATTGCGCCCGAGATACCGTTCATAGAGAAATAAGCCTGTGAGGGTCTTTTCATTACTTAATAATTTTTAGTGGGGAAGCGTCCCCACACTTGCTTTGGTGGCGGAATTGGTAGACGCTAAATTAACTGCAATGGAGTGTGACGGAGCTCCACGTTAAATAATAAAACGTTTCGAGACAGGAGTGTCTGGCGATTGCAGGTTCGAGTCCTGCCCAAAGCACAAAGTTAATAACAAAATAAAGAAATATGGAAGAAAAGAAATGCTATATCTCATTGCCAATAACAGGTAGAGATATTGAAAAAGTAAAAAAAGATATTGAAAGATTGAAACTTGCACTAAGAAATAGAGGATATAACCCCATTTCTCCTTTTGATAGAGAGGTGGATTTCAATGCGACGCACGAACAACACATGAGAGAAGATTTCAAACTTTTGCTCGATTGTGATGCTATCCTCATGGCACGTAATTGGGAACGCTCCGTTGGATGCCGTGCGGAGTTAAATGTTGCACTCGCTTGTGGCATTAAAATTATATACACAACGAACACAGCCTTGCTATGGTAATAAATGGAAAAGTACACTGCTTCTTCGAGCAGTCAGGAACATTCAAAAACGAATTTCGTAAACTCGGATATGAAGCAGAAGACTACGACATTCAGAATCAATTTGGAGAAACAGATAATGTTACCGATTTGTTTAAGGAAATCGAAAAATGCTATGAGGGGGGGGGGCAAGTTTGTTTGACGAAATAAACAAAGATGATTTAATAATTGCCTTCTTTCCATGTATATACTTTGAAACATTGCAGCAAACATGTTTTGATTTAACGAGTGTAAACTATCGCAAGAAGACCATGTGTGAGAAGATAGAACTGACTTTAGATAGATTGAAGTCGAGGACTGAATTTCATGCACTACTCTATAAACTTCTATGGATTGCATACAATAGAAATCTAAGGTTGATAATAGAAAATCCTTCCAGTGGAGTGAACTATCTAATTACAGGGCAGAATTTCCCGAAGCCGACAATGATAGATAAAAACCGAATGTTGCGTGGAGATTATTATATCAAACCAACGGCTTATTGGTTTATCAACTGCGAGCCAACGTATGGACGTTCTTTCCAGAATGACAAGGAACGAAAGACGATAATGAAAGCAAGAAGTTCTCCTAAAGCTGGCGTATGCAGCATGGAAAGGTCTTTAATCTCTTCGGACTACGCACGTAATTTTATCTGTGACTTCATTATTGGAAAGGAACAGACGATTAGCGAACGAAGTCTGTTTAACAACATTTGACAACTTAAACAATCAAAAGAATATTTATATATGAGTGCAAAATCAAAAATCGAACTCCATGCGGAACAGTGGCTCAAACAACACCCAAAGTCAACGCTCATAGAAGCGTTTGTCGCAGGGTATTTGAGATGCTCTGACGCGTGGTGCGGAAAGGAAACATAACATGGCTAAGAAAAAGACAATAGAGCTGCACACGTGCTTTGAGTGTGCCAATGCCTACCTCATGCGGTCAGAACCAGTCAATCCCATTGTTTCAGAATGCACGATAACAAAGGAACGTGAAGTGGCAAGCACGTTACTCAAATGCGAACACTTCAAACCGCGTGTTAGTGGTGCAGTAATTAACCCAATGATAAATCTAAAATAGCAATAATATGAAAAGAACTATTATTAAAAGTGGTACAATATTTAATTGGCACAATTCAAAAGAGGAATTGCCGTCTCTTAAAGACAATGAGGGCAGCGTTGCTTGTCTTACTCTCTCAAATGGCTTGTTTAGAGTAAATGTTTGGAATCAGTATTATCAGTGTTGGGATAATTCGGAGGGCGATGATTTCGAATTCGGCAAGGAGGTAGACCTGTTATGGTCTCCGCTTGAAACGATAAATGCAGATGAAATCATCAAACTATGATTAAACTCAATGAAAGGTTCCTTGAAGATTTTACGCCACGAGAGCAGCTTGTAATGTTGAGGTTGCTCCTTATGGCAAATGATGAGGGAGTGGCCGAAATTACGACACGTGCGCTTGCTGATATGTGCGAAATGACAAGGCAAAACGTTCGGTCTGTGTTAACATCATTACATGAAAAAGGTTGCATGTTTTTGGATGTAAAACAGAAAACTAACCCAAAAGGCAACCCAAAAGGCAACCCAAAATCAACTTTTGTAACTATCTGTAATTTCAATAGTTACAAAGTTGTAAGAAAGAAAACTACCCAAAATCCAACCCAAAAAGCAACCCAAAATAACGATTTGAATAATATTGACAATGCTCGTACGGATAAATCAATAAAACGAAATGCGCTGACATCACAAACCAAACGTGAGGAATATATGCACGTCTTTAATGATTGTGCGCAAGACTATCGTAATTTCGTGATGTGGCTCATGAATAGAGCAAAACATTGTTTTGTAAATCTTGCAATCCCAACACCAGAAGAGTTTACATCGTTAAAACTTCATTCAACAGGAAAGGATATCGCAGAAATGATTGAAGCATTGGAAAATAACAGAAAGTACGATAATATGTATAAAACAATCTATCTCACGGCACGAAACTGGCTCAAACGTGATAATAAATGGAGAGAATGAAATGGAAAGTAGAATACCAATAAACGACAAGGAATGTGAAGATGTTGTTATCGGTTCACTTTTAACTGATAAAGATGTTTTTTCAGATATTCAAGATGTTCTTACAGAGGATTGTTTCTTTGACAACTTCAATAGAGAGGTCTTCCGCGCAATGCTAAATGTTATAGAGAAAGGGAAAACAGCAGACATTATATCTATAAAAGCTGAACTTGAAGTTTCGCACGTACAATTCAATATCGTAACACTTTTGTCGCTAACGGAGAAATATACGCTTAATACAAGGCAATATGCAATACGCTTAAAAGAACTCGCATCAAGGAGGAGGCTAACGCAGATAGCACAATACCTACTCATGAACTCTTATTCAGAGGAAAACGCTATTGAGGAGGTGACGCAACGAGTGTCAGACGATATTACATCTTTGTTTGCATCCGATGTATCTGAAATAATGCGCCTCCATGACGGGATAGAAAAAGTAAATACGATTATCAATGCAAATTTATCACACGACAAAGAGTTGATTGGAACGCCAACAGGCTTTGGTGAACTTGACAGGAAAATGGGAGGTTTGCAATGTTCGGATTTAACCATAATTGCAGCTGAAAGCAGTCAAGGAAAAACTTCGCTCGCGTTATCCATTATTCTAAATGCTGCAAAATCTGGAGAAAGGGTTGCTATTTATAGTATGGAAATGAAGGCCGAGCAACTTACCGCACGCATCATGGCTATGGAGAGTGGAGTATCATCAAGTAGCATTCTTTACTCGTATCTTGACGGCGGACAACTGAAAAAGATTGATGAGAGTATAAATAAAATAGACAACCTTGATATTTTCTTCGATGACAGAAGTACATCAAATATCGACACCATTCTTTCGTCTATTCGCTATATGGTGAGAAAATATAAGGTAAAGGGTGTTGTCGTAGATTATTTGCAAATCCTAAATGTAAACATGAAAAACGTTAACAAGGAACAAGCAATGGGCGACGTGGCAAGGCGACTAAAAAATATTGCAAAGGAACTTGATATTTGGGTGATAGCACTTTCGCAGCTAAGCAGATGTCGAGAAGACCCAACCCCAACACTTGCCCGATTGCGTGACAGCGGACAAATCGTTGAAGCAGCCGATAATGTTATCTTAATTTATCGACCAGAGTATTATGGTAAATTATCCTATCCGTCAGACTTTAATAACGCATCTGTCAATGGAACAGCGATGATTCATCTCGCAAAAGGTAGAAATGTTGGAACAACGAAGTTCATTTGTGGTTTTAACGCACCGACAACGCTGTTTTATGATATGCAAAATACGCCGACTAAACCAGAACAATTAAATATTACATCATTAGAGGATGTACCTTTTTAGAAAGGCATGTAATACAAATGAATAAATGAAGATTATAAAAGAACCGAACAGGATTATAACTTGCCCCACTTGTGGATGTGAGTTCAAATGGAATATAAAAGATTTGGTTGATACAAGGGGTACATCTTGTAAAATACCGAGATTGCATTGCCCTATATGTAAGCAACTGATATTACTTCACAAAGATAAATAAAATTATTATGATAGATTTTTCAGAAAATAAAAAAGGCAATTTCCAAAAGGCAGGACATTGCTTTATTAAGACATTCGTATTTCTATTTTTAGGAATAGCAGAACTGATTAAGAATTTATGGTGCAGATTGACAAAACGATGTCTATTAGTTATCGCTTTGGTATTGCTCGCTGCAATATCAATGTGTTGGCTTTTCAGCTATATGCACATGAAAGTAAGACTAACGACTGCGGAGTGGCAATACGACAGCCTTAAACAGAAAGTTGATAGCATGCACGAGATTAACAGCCGTACAGCAGAATATTCACGAATTATACAACAGCAACGATGAGTAAATGTAGAAAGGTATCAACAATGATAAATGGACACTCAATGATGTTTCAATCATTAAAAGAAGCGAGTGTTTCACTAAATATCCCAAGTTCTAAAATTTGCGTAAGCTGTAAGTATGGTGTAAAGGTCAAAGGCCATTCATTTCATTACGTATAATATATTATTAATTTTTGATTATGGAAAAACAAAAAGAATTATCCTCACTTGATAAGTTGAAAAACCTCCTTCTCCGCAAGGCTGATGACGGAGTGAAAATTTCTGTTGCAAAAGCAGGGTGGGTACTAAACCTTGCCTATGCAGCTGGACAGCACAAAGCAGTAAAAGACGCGAAAGGGTTGGAATGGTGGAAACTTCCTATCAAGATTTCTGGATACACGCACTTCGGAACATCTTATGATATTTACCGAAACACCTATAACGATTCATACATTTTGAAATACAATGACACCTTTATTCGTCTCTGTAGCACGATTGAGGAGGCAAAGGAGATAGCAGAAAAAGATTATAAAGAGAAACTAAAAGAATGTTTGCTATGAAAAAATTAGAACTTGAAAAAATCAATGAATTATTGTTGAAAGAGTACAATGTTTCCTACACCTATCAGCTTTTAGGCGCTATTCAAGACGAAAAAGTATCTATGGATAGGTTCAGATATCTATGTTCGGCGTTTGCTTCAGCAGAGGCAAATGATGATAATAATTGGGTTCCAAGAAATTTTAATAGCAAATCAATAGCTATAACTGGAATCAAAATGACACCAGAAGAAGCTGATAAAGTTAATTGCTTTTTGAAACTGGTGTATAATCTATTTCACGCAGATTTGATTACACGTGTAATACAAAATGACAGAATAACAGCAAAACAATTTGAGGTTGCTTGCGGTGTAATTGCAATGGCTGAAAGTATGAACAATGATGAGTTTGTACCTAAAGGTTGGGAAGGAGTATAACAATGAAAAGATATTTATGCCCCCATTGCTATGGACGTGGTGGCTATTATGTACCTGTATATCGCAATGGTGTAAAGGTTGATGAGAAGTGGTACTCATGTCCAAAATGTAAAGACGGAAAAGTAAAGAATTATTTATGACACAGAAAGATTTAGCAGAAGAGTACGCAAACGAAAGGTTGCAAGGTAGGTTAAGTGGGAATGAAATATCATTTTCAGACAATATAGTCTTTACAGAAGAAGACATTAAGGCAGCTTTCAACGCTGGGCGTGAGAGCGTATTTGACGATTTCCCAAAACTCTTATATAAGGAAGAAGAAGATGGATTGTTAGCAGTTGATATATTCGATAAAGTTTGTCTTATACACAAATTAAAAGGTGATTCACAATACGTGTTTGTGGTTGACTACAATGAATCAACTCAACGATATGATACATTAGAAGAAGCCAAGCTGGCAGCAAACGAGGACTACAAGAAACGAATTAAACAAGCATTAGGGTTATGATTGAAACAAAGTTATCAGTTAAAGAGATAGAACGTATCATTGTTGCGTATTTAGGAGGTGTTAGAACAAATATTATAGTTCCAAACCTATCATGGGGGTTCCTAAACCATGAAGCAGACCTTATAAGCATAGATAAGAATGGATACCTCACAGAAGTGGAAATTAAGCGTTCGTTTGAGGACTTTAAGGCAGATTTCAAAAAAGACAACTACCATGATACAGACGAACGTGTTTACCGCTTTGGATACTTCGTTCCAAAAGCTATCTTAAAGGAGTGCATCGAATATAACAACGAACATTGCAAAGGTGTTACATTTAATGATAAGCCTTATTCCGTATTTGGTTTCACGGATGATGGGAAAGTATATAACGAAGAAGGACGAAGCATACATCCTGCTTTTTCTTATTCAAACAACCCCAGAAGTCGTAAACTATTCTTAGAAGAAAGGTTAAAAGTAGCACACCTTGGATGTATGAGGTTGTACCCACTCGGGAAAAAGAGTGTAAAACGTTAATGTTAAATTTGAACTATGAAACCATACAGAATTAAACACAAAGCAAGTGGGTTGTACTACCAGCCTACGAGCAATGGGAATAACTTGTCAAAAACAGGTAAGGTCTACCTAACAAAGAGCAACGTGTTAAATGGGAAAGATACTTTTGTATATATTTCACTTAAAGAGAAAGGTAGAATTTATAAGGAGTATGGGAAGTTCTTTCCTACTCTAAAGCCTGATGATTTATACTTGATATGTAGAGTTCCTAAAACAGAATTTGAAATTGAACAATTATGATTAAGAAACTAATTTGCAGAATATTCGGACACGTACATGTCGAGGAAATGTACGCTGCCCCACTCGCTTACCAAGAACACAGATACGTAGTGATAAAGGAGTGTAATTGCGCTCGTTGTGGGAAAAACATATCTTTTAAAATGACCGAGCCAATGTCACGTGTACAGATGTTGCAGGAGGGTTGGTTTTTTCAATCCGAACCCATATGTATTTCGCGTCCTTATGCGAAGTACAAAACAGGTAATTGGAGGATTGTAAGATGATTAAAGTATTATTACCATTGTGTGTTATTTCCTTTATAGTCCTTTACATGGCATTTGCCTTTGTAAATTGGGATATAGCATTGGTAGCACACGTAGATGTGATTGCGAGATGGCTTTTTATCTTGCTTTTTGTGGCATTCTGTCTTATGTTTTCAGCGGTTTATTTGGATAGTAAAGATTAATTATTATGAACTCAATAACAATTAACGATAAGCAATACAAATTCATTGCAACAAGTGAGGATATAGATTGCGACAAGTGCGACCTAAACGAGGCTGGCGATATATGCAAATGTAGTGTTATATGCGAGTCGTTCTACGAGTTATTAAATGGACGCCGCGGATGCGGTATTTTTAAGGAACTAAAAATAGAAAAGTAATATGAAGAAACTAATTTTATTATCAGTGTTAGCGTTTGTAGTCAGTTCTTGTGGCTACGAGATTAGGAAGAAACCAGAGCCACCTAAGCCGAAGCTGACAAAGGAACAGATACGGAAGCAAGAGTATGAACAAAGGTTGAAAGACTACGATGTCAAGTTCTTGTTTGAGTGTGACGGAGTAAAGGTATATAGATTCCATGATGGCAAGGATGTTTATTTCACAAATGCAAACGGAATGACAAAATATCAGTACACCACGAGGACAGGCAAATATTCTCACACAACACATAGAGTACAATCTATTAATACAAGGAGGTAATATGAAAAGAGAAATATTGTTCAGAGGAAAAAGAGTTGATAATGGCGAGTGGGCCTACGGCAGAGGATTACTGCAATGTAAAGATGAACTTGGAAACGAGATAGTAGCCATATTCACAGATATTGTGAAGTCCGAAAAGTACATAAAGAAAGAGGGCAGGTACACTCTTTATTACGAACCCGTGAAAGCTGAAACGCTCGGGCAGTACACAGGGCTGAAAGATAAGAACGGAAAGAAAATCTTTGAGGGGGATATACTCGAATATATTGGAAAAAGAGAAGATAATATGAATAAAGTATATCGCCGAAAGG